GACGACCGTTGACCTTCGCATCTAACGCGGCCCCGTCCACCTCACAACGAAAGGAGCCCACCAGTGAACAATCGAATTCGAGTCTCCACCTGTGTCGGAAGCTATGATCTTTGTCACCCCAACGAAAAGCAAACTCGTGTCCGTATAGAGCACCCAGCACTTCCAACTGGACACCTGACCTTCTCATTTGAAGAAGATTGGGAGGAGCGCTTTGAAGATTTGGACTGGGAATCCTTAGTCACTCGGGCCGTTGACGACTACGCGAAGTCCACCTGGAGCGACAGAAAGTATGCCAAGGATTTCCAAGCTCAAATGGAGGCAGACCCTACCATCGGCGATTCCTTCTACAAAGAGTGGGCCGTTCGACGACTCTCGTACATCAAAGAGACCGTAGACAAACTTTCCAAAGAGAGAGAAAATATCGAGAACACCTTGGAAGACCTCTAAATGGAAGAAGGAGATCGGCCGCAATGAAACTCTTTGACCTGCGATACACAAGTGGGCAGTTCGGGCCAATTCGCTATCTCATCCGCGCCAAGAACGAGAGGGAAGCACGACAACTGGCGTCTGAAGACTTGGGCGAGAAGGCGTGGTTGAACCCAAAAGAAACCCCCTCCTATATTGTGACAGTGGGTGGCCCCAGCGGAATTCTTTTCGAGGAGCATTACCCAGAATGAAAGACCTGGCCATCTACCTCGTCTGCGGAGTCCTCTTCATCCTCATGTGGATCATCTTCCAAGAAGTGGAGCACCGTCGTTTCTAGCTTCGATCAGGATCACCGCGATAGTTGTCAGCCCACTATTCAGCGGTGATCCCTTCTTCTTTTCATCTGGCTGACTCTCCCCCAACAAACCCGTTTTCCAAAGCTACAAGTCTTCTCCAGTGTGCCTTCACATGATCCACTAGATCGTCTGTCGGTGCCAGCGGCCCCACCCCAATCTTATCCATCAGGTCCACCGCCAGTGCCGCAGCATCCAACAACACGTCTTCCTGAGCACGGCTATGCGTCCCACTCAGACGAAATCGAACGGCTTGTTCCGCAACGTCACTGGGATCAGTCCACCTCGGCGTACTCATTCGTTTCTCCTTAAAAAGCAGGAGGGGCCCGAAGACCCCTCCCCAGCATCATGAATGTCCGTGGTTCGGGGTGAAGGGAAGTGAACAAACCCCTAAAGAGCACTCACGGATTACCCTCAGTTGTTACTCCTGCACATCGGATCGACTCTTTGCTCGCATGTTCACGTACTCTCGCCCGTCCTTACCCTTACTTCGAGAAATCTCCACCTCGAAGATGGCCGACCCCTCAACCGCCTGCAAAGCCTCGACACCCTCCACGGGATGATCAATAGGCTTCCCAGCAGCGAGACAGGTGAACGTCAGAAACTGTTCCGCCCCGCTAGGCGAGCTAATAAAGAAATCGTTAGTGAAGGGATAGTCACCATACTCTCCGGGGTCAACCACCTTCAGACTGAGCGGCACCAACCTAAAGGTCTTCCCCGTCGCCTTAGACTCAATCTTCTTCGGTTCACCAACCTTCGTTAGCAGCATGTTGTACAAACCGTTGTGCGGCACTGGATTCGCGCGCTCCTGCGCCTCCTTCCACGATCCCATTACCTCTTCTGATTCCAAAATGGCCATCGCATCAGCAGAAAAGCTACTCACTCTTGTCTCCTTCATTCTTAATTCCAAGCGCGTCATTGTACGCCTTTTCAAACAGGGCAAACCCATTATCCCTGTCAAACACAATCTCATCCCCAACATTGATCCGACTCTTCAACTGCTCCTCCATACTTTGATCCTTACTCCGAAAGATCATCGTATAGATCGGCTTCCTAATTCGCTCCTTAATCACCGTCGTAGCCCCTGTCGTCAACTTCTTCTCCGTCTCGTGTGTCACAGTCCCAATCGACTTCGCTGTAACCACCACGTACGTCGCCGACCCCATAACAATCCTCGACACCTTGGGAGTCAAGTCCCCAGTGACGATCGTCTGGCTCGTTCCGTCAGGCCTCTCAACCAGTTTCCTTCTCAAGTGGCACGTCATCCATAGACCGTACCCCGCATTAATAATCCGATTCACGCACTGCCAAGCGCCTTCAATCTGACGCCCCCATCCCGCCCCATTACTTCCAAACGCTGAGATGAAGTCCGTATTCTCAGCCTTAATCGCGTACTCCGCTAGCAAGCTCGCCTGACTTCCAAACAGTCCATCCGTCGTATCAATCGCTACAGCCTTGAACGGTCTCTTCCCCTGCTTTGCTGCCTCCTCCAGCAAATCCAGATACTTCTTCACCTGCTCCCAACTACGGATCACCGTATACATCGACGACTCGGGATGCACAATCGGCGGCAAGTCCTTAGTCGCCTTGTCCACGTCCCAAATCCACGTATTGGGCATACTTCTCAGCAACGACGTCTTCCCGCTACCGGGCCACCCCATGATAGCGACCACCTTCTTCTCTAACTCCTCCGTCACCGGCCCAATATGACTCTCGCGCGCCACCTCCTTAAACAGAGGACTTCCGCCCAGCGCATCAACAATCGTCTGGCTCATTCGCCGTCTCCTAAGCAGTCTAGTCTTTCGTCGTCACAACGTAGCGATCCCTGTCTGTTTTGATTCCACACTCGGCATTCACGTCACTATACAATAGCACCCCTTCCGGCCCCACATTTAGAATGTGCCCACACCTCAACACCTCCCCATCAGCATTTACTGCGACAAGATCGACTGTCCCATCTGTGTGATCTACTACAAGCCTCAACCTAGTTACGCCCTCTTCGTCTTCGTTGAAAACTACGAACCTGTTCATTTTCTTGCTCCAAGATCAAAACTGTAATCGGATCCTATCCTCCCCTTCTTCTCCTCATCTTCATCATACCTAAACACCCGCTTGAACTTCCCAGCGATCATCTCCACCCACGTCACTGGGTCACTCGTGCAGATATTCAGGAACTGACACTCTCCCCCTCTCTCTACGCACCTATGAGGCGCCCCTGTCGGCGGGAAAAACCTCAAGTAGGGCCGCAATGCCCCCGCCTTCGCCACCCTTCTCAACTGTTCGACGAACCATGACGGATACCCTTCTGTCGGATAGACATACGTCGAGATCACCAACGGATTATTCCCCTTCTGCTGCTCGTCCAAGTACCACAACTTCATCCGTTCAACATACTCCTGGAACGTTTCCCCCTCCGGCTTACTCTTACTCGGCTTGTGCTGTCGAATCGTGGGCCGCTTTAAAATGTAGTGCTTGAACTTCGTCGCCTTAACCCCCTCCAAGCACTCCCACAACAACCGATACATCCATGGCTGCTTCTCCAACTTCACCGTCTTAGCTCGATCCAACGGTTTCCCGCCCGTCTGCTTGTAGTCGTGTAGTGTCACTTCGCCAGTCGCCCGCTCTCTCGTCACCAAGTCCAACTGCCCTCCAATCGTCGCAGCACTACTCCTCCCTATCCCCTTTTCAAACGTCGCCTTGGCCGTGATCCTTACCTCCGCCCCTAACACTTCGTGCTTCTCTCCGTCGAACATCTCCCCATACTTCTTCAACACGTCTCGAAAGAATATTGCCATCGCCAACGACTTCTGCGTACACCGATCTACATGCTCAAGCACGCCAGGCGGCAACACCCCTCCAATCGTGCAATCATCAATCTCTCGCCCCCCAATCACAGAAACCGCCAGCGCTGCTGCGCTATCGCCCTTCCCCAGCGAATACACGCGCATCGCCTCATGCACCATCTCCCCCACCAGAAAATACTCGGGCGTCATCTCCCCCTTCTTCCTCAACCCCATCCTTTCCTCGAAGAAATACTTCCTCTCGCACTCATTGAACGTCCCGCACCCACTCCCCGTTACCGTAGGACGAATTACCTTGAACCCAAGATTATGTAGCGGATGGAAATGATTGAAAATCTCCATTGGATTCTCCCCCCTTTCCAACGCCGCTTGTCTAATTGACGCACCGCCTCCGCCAATCATTCAGTCTCCCTTCCACTTCTTTAATCGCCCATCCGAGTCCACCTTCAACCCTAATCCGCTAGGAATAGAGTCATACTGGCATAACCCCTTCTCCCCGATACTTACCAAACTGTATAATGCCGTCCCATTCTCATCCACCACGTCTACGTCCACTGACCCGTTAGTATGGGGGACAAGCTTCAGTCTCACGATCTTCTTCTCTTTGGCGTCGTCATAAACTCGTACCTCAGTCATCATGATCTCCTAGTTTGTAAAACGAACCGTCCCACACATACCCATTGCAATGTCCCAAAGAGAAGAGAAGCCGCTATAACGCTCAATTCCTCTCTCATCTACGCCGAGAATCCGACCGTCCTCATACGGTTCGCCATCCTCATCCACAATACAAAGGTCAACCCGGCCTGTCCCCTCATTCTTGATCAACCTAAGTCTTCGTACATTCTTCTTTGAACCCTCGTAAACCTCAAACTTCGACATCATGCTCTCCTTGAGTTGAACTATCGACCTCCCCTAGTGTACCGGACGTTTCGCCTACTTGCAAGCTCTTTTCAGTTTTTTCCCTCGCTCCGCCCAATATCGCCCGTAATACAACCACGAAAGAACCAAGGCCCCCAGTGACGTCCTTCGTGCCGTCGTGTCCACCCGCCCGCACCAAACGAGATGTAGCCCGAACTCCACCGCATCGCTCACGATGTTCTGCACGATCACATGCCCGAGCCCCGCCTTCGCCTCGATCTGACACGCCCCCCGATAGTCCTTCGTAAAGTCGTGCGCTATCACCTCGTGCGGCTGCGTCTCCACGAGAAGAATCCCCACATCGTACTTCTTACTAAGATTCTCCAGTTGTCTTCTACAACTCCGCCGCTTCCCTCCGTAGAAACAGTCAAACAACTCGCTCAGCGCACTCTTCCTCTCGATCCCCACTACGTCACTGGGGTCCGCGTAATCCCCTACCTTCATCCGCTTCTTCTGCGGCTCAATCAGATGCAGCGTCCCCCCGAGCGCATACACCTTTGGAAAGACGATCGGTCGTTTCTCACGATCGTCGCACGACACGACGAACTTCTTAGGATTCGCCATCAATCTCTCTCTGAATCCTGTCAACACCGGACGCCAGCCAAGCCATTAGCTGCGTCACATTCGATTTCCGAATATGGTCAATGCAAACCCTCAGAAACCTACTCGGCTTGTACTCTCTTCCATCTTCCATCTTCACAAAAACTACAATCTCAATGAGGTCCGTAAACTCCGGTCGAGGGAATCGTCGCAAGCAGTCGTTAAAGTATTCGGCCATTTGTTTGGGGCTCATTTTAAAGAACGCACCGTCGATTCTCCCCTTGACGAAACTCTGGATAAGCTCGAATGTCTCCTCCGTCGTTAAGTCCGGCCTCCAAAACATTGTCATCTCCTAGCCGTAGGAATTATCGCACACGTTACAGAGTCTTCCTCGTTCGTTCGTCTCTCGCTCGCCACATCTTCCACAGTAGTAGTGCAGTCCTTCAATCGTCTTACCGCATGACTCGCATTTTACAGAGAACGCCCCTTGCTCGCGTTCATGCCCAAGAAGTCTACCCCCGCACGAACACGTCCACTGCTTCGGACCCACCGTCTTACCGGGCTTAGGTTCCATCGTCGCCTCCTACGCTCGCGCGCCCTTGATTCCAACCAACAGGTTCTTATCTTTCCCCCAGTGACGTCCTTTCCAGAATATCCCACCCTTCCACGGCAGTAGCGTCACCTGTCCGTCCTCCACCACAGCGAAGCCTTGTTGCCAGTTCGGCGTTCCCACGACGTATGGCAGATTCAACCGACAACAGCATCCGATCTCCCACCCTTCCAACACCTTGTTCTCCATCCTCTTCGCCACGTACCCCATCCTATGCGTGTGCCCCATCATCGTGGAGCACCCCGTCTGCATGATCGTCTCAAGCGCGGCTGCCCCCGCGTTCTTCCGTACCACCTGCCCGTGCGTAAATCCAATCCCGTCCACCTTCACTACTGTCCCGTACTCGTGATACTCAACCCCGCGCTCCTTGAGCCTCAACAAGTTCTCCAACCTCAACTCGTCCAACCCAGCTAGCGGCCCCACCCGTGAATACACATACTTCTGCAACCTCGCCTCGTGATTCCCACAGTGGAAATGCACCTTCGCCTTAGGACAGGACCCCCTTATGTTGTCGATAAGCGCCCCCACGTTCTCCAACTCGAACTTCAACCGCAACAGTCGCTCATCCCGTGGCTCCTCCACGAAGCGAGAAACGCTAAAGAAGTCCCCCACGTCCCCCAGCATATGAACAACGTCCGGCTGCTCCTTCAGCGCTATGTCGAGCGCCGCGTTAAGAACCCTCCGGTCGTGGAACGGAATCTGAAGATCGCTTATCACCAGTTGAAGCACTAGATGCCTCCCTCAACGACGCCGACAGAGAGACGAGACGGCAAATAACATCGAACAACCTCGTTAGCACCTCGTTCTGCCGACTAGAATTCCGATTGAACACCGTGACAAGCTTCCCCAAGTCCTTCTTGGCTCGAAGCATCGTCCGTCGTATATGATCGTCACTGGGGGAACGTACGATCTTATGGTAGATCAATTCGTCGCTTATATCACTGAGGATTTGAGCGGCTTGAGCCCAACGATGGAGCTTTTCACGCTGCTCCCCAGAAGATTCCGCATCGAGAACGTCCCTTTTGAACTGATTTTCCGACTCGTGATCTCGTTCCATATTGGCGCCAACTTCTTAAACATCCCCCGATTTGCCTGCAACACCTTCACGAACTCGCCAGATAGCGAGTCCACGAACAACTCCTCCGTCTCGTCCAACTCCTCTCCCTTCAAGCCCATCGCCTGAAAGAAAATACTCAACTTCGACTGCTGATACACATGATGGAAAATCTCATGCACCAGTACGCAGAACGCCACGTTCGATGGCAGCGTTCCCAACACCTGAATGACCTGCGTTCCTCGATTATACGACCCGAGCCAATCGTCAGGTAGCGTCCCTGGATACTGAACCTCCGTCTCCTCTCCGTCCAGAACCAGCTTTGATACGGGCAAGGGCGGCTTTGGCTTCGTCTCTCTTCCCATGTATAGCTCCTGATTTCAAGACCTCGGAAATCTCACTCGACGAGCACGCCATAATCCTTCGGTGCGTCATCACCTCTTCAATCAGACGAAGAAACTGCCGCAGCATGTACGGCCCGCCGAACGCCACGGCCAGCGCGAAAATCCTGCCCAACCACGGATCGTTATCTCCATGACTGGACACCAACCCAGTCAACGCAGGACTCACCTTCACTCCAGACGTGTCCTGCGTCCCACTCCCCACCCCAGCAACGATCTTATCAGGATTCTCCCCAGTGACGTTACCTTTCCCGCCGCTGGCATCGCAGCCTAAAAACATTGGAGGCACTACAAGAAGCGCCCACAGCCATTTGCGACTACTCATCGGTAGTTGCTCCAGGAGTAATCTCCTTGACTTGCTGTAACGCCTCAAGGGCCTCCAATGCCTCCGTCAACTGCTCGATCGTACTCGGATCGTCAGGATTAAGCGCCGCAATAACACCTTGCAACGACGACACCAACGGCACCAACTCCTTCACCACATTCCCAATCCCATCCGTCAGCGCGCTAACATACTCCACTTGCGTCTTCTGCGCCTCGGCCACCGCCAGAATTCGATCAACCTCGGCCGCAATAGCCGTGCTCGAATTGTTCACGATCTTCAATCGAGCCAGCGTCAATCTCTTTGACTCAGCGTCCATCTCCAGGTCTTCCATCTCAATGTCGTTGTCCTTCGTATCCACAAAGTAGAACGTCTTCGTCACTGGGTTGAACTTCAATTCAGTTCGCATCGTTGTCTTCCCCGCCCAATGCTCCGCCGAGCACCCGCTAAGACACCCACCTACCAGCAGCGTAGCCAAACTCATCAGAGCCATCTTCATCATAATCTTCCTCCTTATGGGGTAAGTTCCTACTCGCATACTACTCACTCCGTGACCGCGTGTCAATGATACGACGGCTGGGGTCCTTCCTCGTACAAAATCTTCCGGTCCACCGTGATCGGCAAGCTCCTCCCGTACTCCTCGAACAACGCCTTCAAATACCAATTATCAGTCATTACCCTCTCTATCTCCTGAAGCCCCTCTTCGTCCTTCCACTTTAGATCAACCAACACCGCGTCGTAAATCTGCAACGGCACCACTCCCCTAGCACCCACATCCAAGATCGACTTCACCAACCCTTGGGCCACCAAGCAGATGTTCGCGGCCGTCGTCTGGATCGGGAAATTGAGAATCGCCTTATCAAAGTTCATCCTCGGATCGGCGAAGCTCAACCACTGGCCTGTAATCGGCAACTCCAACCGCCGATCCTTTCTCACCCTCTCTACCTGATCGCGCTGCCACGCTTGATACCCCCAATACGTCCGCCTGAAACCCGTAATGAACTTCGCGCACTCCAACTCTGAAACGTCGATCCCCCCCTGCTTCCATAATACCTCCCTCAAATGCGGAGGCCCAATCCCGTAAATCGTACCAAAGTTCGTGTACTTCGCCAGCTTCCTCAATCGATCATAGTTCGGTACGTCCTTCCCAACCGGCCGTCCGTACACCCCGTCCAACGTCTCCTGATGAATGTCCCTCCCATCCCTGAACACCTGCAATAACCGCTGATCCCCCGACAACAGCGCGGCCACTCTCAACTCCAACTGGCTAAAATCGAAGCTCACCAAGCACCCACCCCGATACCTCGACTTGAACAGAGCCTTAATCTGCGGCGGGCTCGTCTGCAACGCGGGCCGCTTACACGTAATCCGACCCTGCCTCGTTCCTCCGTCCATCTTCCCCCGGTCAAACCGACTCGGCACCGGAAACCATGTCGGCCACACCCGAGAGCCCCCCGCCAACATCGCCTCCATAGGCGAGAGATAACTCGTCAACAGCTTGTTCGCTGTCCGATAGTGAGAGATCAATCTCACCCTCGTCTTCAGCGTTCTTGATAACGTTGGAATCGACAGCGCTCGCCTCGTATTGCTCTTCCCCGTGCTCACCCCAGTCTTCGTCATCTCCCACTTATACCCCTTCTCAGTCGTTCCAATGAGATTAAACAACCAGTCGGCGTACAGCCCCGATCCCTTCCCCCTCAACACGAACTCGGGCCCCCTAGTCGGCGCCCCCCTCACCATCGTCTCCACCCGACCTCTCGTCTGACGCTCCAACTCCCCCAACCTCTCCTTATCCATCTCCGTCCCCTCCATCCCCATCTCCAACAGCCGATGAACCACGAACGAGTACCATCGTAGCAACGCCCCTACGTCACTGGGGTATCCTCTTACCTCCATCCTCCCCACCAGCAGCCGATAAATCCTCGCTGGGTTGATTACATCCTGCATGTTGTACATCAACAACTCGCGATCATCTCCGTACTTCTTCATCCCTTTCTCGTATTTCGCCTCCTTCCCTCGCAACAGCAACGGCGACAAGTCCTTCAGACTGCCCTCTGGTCGATTCGGATTCTCCGCGAAGCTCACCGCACATAGGTCCACTAGATGAGTATTACTTCGTATCACCCACCCTGGAAATCGGCACTTCAAATAGCTCAAGTCGAACGCGATACTCGTGCCCCCTAAGCCAATTCCCAGTGACGTTGCGTCGCTCAGAATCCCGCGTATCGTCTTCTCGTGACTGCTTATCAGTCCAGAAGTTACAATCAGTTCCTCCCCCTTCCAATACGAGAATGCGATCGACACGATTTGATTCGAATACTTCACTCCATCCACCACGTACGACGCATGGGGATTGAACACCGTCTGCTCAACCCCCGGTCGAATCCCGTACGTCTCAATATCCAACCACATCAACTCCGGTCGATCTTCCCCCAGTGACGTTCTAAACTCGCTCATTCCTACCGTCGTTACGCGCCCCTCGACCGTGCCCGTTGCGTCCTCCCTCAACAGCGCCAAGTGGTCCTCCACGGCCCCCAGGATTGCGGGCTTCGGATCTCGCAGTATGAACGCTGGATGATACGTCGTGAACACTCGCACCGGCTTAGATAGGGGCTCGTCCGCCCATGGCAACCTCGTCACCAACTCCCCCTGTCGTCTCATCGCTGCCTTCAGCGTCTTCGACCCCAACACTGCCAGCGCTGCCACCTTCCCCAAGCACAGCACCTTCACCTCGTCATACGCCTCTAGAACGGCCGCGAAGTCCTCCCCTAGATACCCCCCACACGCCTTACACTGAGTCACGCGCGGGTCCACCCGATACGGCGGCACACACTTCACCGCGTTCGTGGCCACTATGTCCCACCCCTTCGGCATATGGTTCACATAGGCCCCCTCCAATAGCTTCCCCGATCGTCCGATGAATACCCGTCCCGTCTTATCCTCTTCCACCCCCGGACTCTGACCCACCACCAGTACGCACTTCCTAGACCCCAAGTCTCGGATCGCCCTCCCCGCGATTCCCACCTCTTTCGCCCCCTCGTGAAACGCACATTTCTCGCAATCTGGGTGCCCCGGCAGCGTGCAAGCCATGTCGTCTCCTACATTTGACGAAACCTCCCCCTTTGGTATTATAACACGAGAACCCATGTAAAGGAGGAAAATCTGTGTATTATTTTACCGCGACTCCAAGCACATACGTCACTGGAGATACCTCGATCAGCGCTGACACGAGCCAAGCGTTCACCTACGACCAGAAGCAGCGGCTCCTCGTCATCGACAATCAGACGGGCGATACAATCTTCGTGGAACTCGGCGCCTCGTCAACCAGCAATCAAGCCGCCGCCGCGTTCTTCGTTCCTGATGGCACTGTCAAAGTCTTTGATACCTTTGAATTTAGCTCGTTCTCTCTTTACCCCCTGGCCGCTACGACCCTCTCCGGCGCTGGTAAGAATTGCACAGTAAACTCGTACAATCAATGGAGCGATCATCGGAGGAGCTAATGCCCGATCTAATTTACGAACAACCAGGGCCGGATGGGGCCGTAGAAACTCACTACCCCTACACCTGCACCAGAGACGCTGTGGGTTATTTTGGTGGCCCGGACGGCATGACAACATACGCTGCCGATACGATCCGAACGACAGACGTATTATCTGTATCGGAGTGCAACGCTGTCGAGCCTGTTGACGAAGACCCACGCGGCGCGTACGGGATTACGCCGCACTGCATCAATTCCAATGGCCTGTTCGCGACCAGCAACCACACTAACAAGGCATACCTGTTTCTCTCAGCGGACGGTGTGACGGGGTGGACGCAGAAGTACGATTTTGGGTACGCCTCAGGCTATGACGTTGACGCTGTTCACGTCACGAGCACTGGACGCCTGATCGCGTGGGTTGATGAAGGTAGCGGCCACGTCGTCTACTACAGCACTGGCACTCATGACGGGACCGCGTGGACCAAAGCGACGAACACAGTCGGTGGCGGGGACGTCGTCTTCACGTACGATCCGCACGTCTGGGGCTTTCACGAAGACCACGGCACAATCATCGCGTCCACCTACGGCCTCTCAACGAACGATACCGAAATCTGGCGCAGTACGGACGATGGACTCACCTGGACCAAGGTTCTTACTGTGCCGTCAGGAACACGAGATCACTTCCACACAGTATGCTACCACTCCGGACTATCGCGATGGGTCATTGACGGAGGCGACGACTGGACCGGCGAAGAGCAGATTACGATGTTCTCCGATGACGACGGTGTGACGTGGTACAACCCGATCGACCCGAAGCTTCACTCCGTCACAGGCCGCGTGACCAGATTTCGCGACTACGGCCACCCCACTCGCATCCTCGTCGGCTCGGACCACCATCTTCGGATCGGCTGGTTTGATCTGGACACGCTTGAGACGGGCACGTTCTGTCGATTCCCGTCATCGTGGGATCATGCCTATGCGTTCGACCTGTTTCAGCATAACGGCATTTGGTACTGGTGTAGCGACGACGCGATAGCCGGTAACGGCTACGCGCCGGTTATTCGTGTCAGCACGGACCTCGTGAATTGGGTAACGTACTGGCGTCCCACGCGAACCGACCTACAAACGGTTTACCAATTTTGCGGCGAACTCAATGGTAAGTTGCATTTTCGTGTCCGTGACACCGACTCCACAACGCACTTGATCGATGAGCATATATACCTAGACCCGGCCCGCATCGTCAAGCGTACCGGAGTTGTAGTGTCCCCAGCCAAGGAAAACCTTCTCGGTGATCGACCGTCCAAATGCGACTTGTATACGGACTGGTCACTCATTCAATCCGGCACGTACACAACGTCTGAGGTGGACACCAGCGTGAGTTTCGCGCCTGAGGCCGTTGGCGCGTTACATCTTGTCAAGGACGACGTCGCTTACAGCGAGTACACCGGCGTGGCAGCCGTAGCCAATGCAACCACCGTTATCGGTGAGCGGTACGTTGTTCATGCGTGGGTTAAGGGCAAAGGGTTTTTCGCCAAGTGCTATATGTCGCCCGACGCGTCGTCAAGCGCCTCGTACATGCACGCGCTAAATCAAGACGGTTGGACGGAAGTGTGGAGTGCCCCCTTCGTTGCAACAAGCACGGCAAACCACCCGGTAATCCTTATCGCGCAGGACCAAGCCGACTATAGCTCAGACGTGTACATCGGGGCCTGTGAACTGCTTGCATGTAAGGATGTTGGTGAATGGAGCCCTGGCGGGGTGTCCCAACCAGCAGACGTGGCGTCAGTTACCATGGAATTGGGAACGCACTGGACGCAGGTGTTTGGCTTCATGCCGTTGCAGGACAGCGATGAGTTGACAAACTCGGACGATGATCTAGTCTACATCCATTCCTGGGTCGCGCCGGACGGCGACTTCGTCAACCTCTATTTCGACCCCTCTGACTCCAAGATCAAGATGGAGTCCACCGTCGATGCCTCGCCAACCGGATCACCAATTGAGACGACCGGCACACGGCAAATTGACCGTGAGCATTTATTCCGTATTGCAGTTCGATACGCAAACGGAGAAATGTCCTTCTCCGTGTCAGACGGGGCAGGCGTCGAACATGTCGACCCAATCACACATTCAGGTGACGCCCTTTCGGGCGCTGGCATTGTAATCACTACCGGGGATGAAAGCGGCGAAAATTCCATCAATGGGGTTCTCTTGGACAATCGAATTATAGAAGGAGTCCTTTCCGAGTCCCAAGTAGAAAGCTACTTCGACCTTCCGAACTTCAAGAGACTAATAACCACCCAAGATCGAGAGACTGTAATCTAACCCCCGAGGTACGTCGGCTGGTTTTCAACCATCGACCCGTACACCGCCTGCCTAAATTGAGGCTTCAACTCGGCTGGCATCTGTCGATACAATACTTCCATCCTCGTCATGTCCTTCCTATCTCGCCATGCCTTGATATCGCTCCTCTTCAACATGAAGGGCGTTCCAAACATTCTCTTCCACTCCTCACTCAGCTTGGAGAACTCGCCCATCTGATTCTTCATGTACGATTCCGTTGCCCGTCTCCTCATGTCCCGTATAATGTCCCTCTGCTTCATCAGATATTTAATCGCCGATTGCTCTTCCCCCAGTGACGCTGGACGAACACCTAACCCCTGCAACATAATCTGCGTCTTCGAGAAGTGCCCAATCAACTGCCCGTTCGGCTTGTACATCGGCAGTAGCCCCTCCTCGTTCGGCCGATTATAATCCACATACGTCTTCCCCAGCTTCTCCGCGACCCCAGGCGCAAACGCCGTCGTAGCCCGAGCCGTCGCAACACCACCTGGTACAAGCAGCGGCAACGCCTTCCTCCCCGCATATTCATCTCCCGTAAACGGGCTCAACAACGCCTCCCCCAGTGACGCGATGGGTGGCGTCGGCAAGACCCCCAACAGTCCTTCCTTCTGTATTGGCAGCGCCCCCATTCCAAACGCATGGCGCCAGTCCATCCCCGCTTCCCGCGCTAACTGTACGCCCGCCGCGCTAGTCGCTGCAAATCGCCCCAACGTCCCCAAGTCTCCCCGTCCAACCGCAGACCCCAAGTACCCAGCCAATCCCAAAGGGAACTGTAAAAACTGTCGAAAAATCGGTCTTCCCAACGTCTTACTCGTGAGGAAATACTGCGGCTGCATCAATGGCCCCGTCAAGAATTGTGTCTCCGCGACCACCTGACGCGCTACCTCTGCAGACTGTGCCTTACTCAATCCCCCCGCCTTACTCGCCGCCATAGCGCTCTCAAACGCTACTACTCGGTTCGTCGTCTCCGCCAAGGTGAACGGCCGCAACAGCGCCGCCTGCGTCTTCGTCCACACGCGGCTTCCACTCAACCGCCCGGATACGTCCCTCCACGAGTGATCCAGAATCCTCGCCAGTGACGTTTCCCCTGCTGTGTGCAACCCCGACTCAATAAACTCAGGGAACGCCTTTTCAAACGCAACTCGATGCGCTACACCCTCACCCCGTTGTGAGAAATACTTCCCCATCTTCTTCATCGCGTTCAACGTCCCCTCCGCCGTATTCACAAACCCAAGGGAGGGAACCGTCGTCAAGAAGGTCTGCATTAGGTTCGTCAACGCCGAGCCAAAGTTAGCCCCAAGCGTGGACGTATACAAGTACCCGGTAATCGCTGCATCCCGACTCACCTGACTCGACAACGCACCAGTCATTAACGAATTCGTCAGCTTATTCGCCAGTTCCTTCGCAGGCCCCTTCTGAAAGAACTTGTTCGTCTGCAACATCTCCACCCACTGCATCTTCTTCTGTTCCCACGCCTGCATCCTCCACAACTGGGCCTCCGACAATCTCCCCTGCAACAGCGGCAGATGCACGTCCGTCAGGTACTTCCCCAGAATCTTATTCTGCCCCATCACCACGTCGCCCTCCTGACGCAGCGCTTCATACCGTGATAACGCCTTCCCCGCCTCCTTCACATGCAGCACTCTAAACCTAGCCATCGAGTCCGCGTACGCCATCCACGTCTGCCGACCGTCCAACGAATACTCCGCCACCATCAACGGTCGCTTCGACGCGAATCGCCTCCCCTTCAACAATGCCTCCTCCACCGCCGCTACAGAACCCGGCTTCAAATACCTCTCCACCAGCTTCAAATGCTCAGGCGTCGGCAGCATCCACATCTCACGCGCCCGCACACTCTTCGCCACCTTCGGGCTCAACTGTCCCCTCTTATACTGCTCGTACGTCAACTGCGTGGCAGGTGCCCTCGGATTCGACAGCGCAACGGCCTCGTCAATCCTCCCCTCCCTCAACAGCTTCGTCACCTCATCCCGAATCGGCCCCGGCCTCGTATGCAAGTAGTGCGGCACATACGTATCCATCCTCTCCGGTGAAGGAAGATTCCCAGTGACGATTCCTCGATTCCTCAGTTCCCCTCGAAACTGCTTCATCTGGCCCCCATGCAACGGCTTCAACGTGCGCTCGTACTCTCCCCGCCTTAGCGCATCAAATGCGTCCGCTACAAGCTTCTCCTCCCTCGTCAAGTTGAACTTCATCACCCCGACGTTGCTTCTCCCCGACAAGTCTCGCACCCTCTTCCATTCAGGATTCATCGACTCCCATGGCTTCTCCAGCCACAGATTGATCTTCACAGCCGTCGCTTTATCCAGCGCCCTCCCAGTCGCCTTCTCGTACTTCGTCACAGCCTCCTGCAACATCGTTCCGTGCTTCCCGATCTCCCTCTCAATCTCAAACGATGTATCCATGAGCATACGCCCGGCCTTCGTCAACTGCCCCGCCTTATCCCTGAAAATCTGATTCGCGGACCTCAACTGATGGAACCACGGCATGTGCGAATAGTTCTTCGCGTTCTCAAGGTATCGCATGATCCCCTTGCGACCCACCGGATACAAACCAGCCAGAATAATCCCCCCAAGAAAAACAGGATTGGAAAACAGGCGACGAATCGTCGGGAATAGTCCCTTCTCCTCCACCACGGGCACCATCGACTCGGGATCGAATCCCGGCTCCATCAAATCCGAAATCTGCTTCTGATACCTCAGCGGTACCTTATACGGATCGACCAGAGATTGAAGCGCCATCTCCCCCTCGCCCGACCCAGCCAGATACAATGCCATGCTGAGCCGATCTCTCGGTAGTCTTGGATTAGCCATTCTATCCGCCCTTCAGAGATGCCAGCAGGTCGCCCCTCCCCACATTCACATCCCAAGCCGCCTGCCGCTTCATCGCTTCCTCATCATACGCCGTACCAATCGGAATCTCACTCTCAGAGTATTCTCGCTGCCCCGGCATTCTACCCATCGCCCGCACGATGTCAACCCGATCAGCAGCCGCTTGTCCCTCTGCGATCCTCGGCCCCATTCGCTCAATCGCCGCCAAGCTATTCATCAACGTCGGGGCGACCGCCTCCCCCCAAATTGGATTCTTAGCCATCTCCCCAAACAAGTTCCCCAGTGACGTCTTTGCCTGGGGGGCTCCTCCACCAGTCGCCACTGGAGCTTCCCCCTCCGACGACCCACTATCCATCAGCTTCTTCGCGGCCAATACCCCGCCCACGATCGCAGCCAGTCCCAACCCCTTACCCAAACCTCGCGGGGTCTTCCCCAGCGCCTTCTTCAACGCCGCGCTCCACCCCTCCTTCTCCACATACAGCCCAGTAAGGTCCGAAGCCACTGCCTCAGTCTGAGCAGCAGACCAACCCGCTTTCTTCGTTTCCTTGAAAAGTTCCCCAGTGACCTTCTTAAGCGCCTCCTTCGTTTCGGCCCCCTTCGGAATGCTCTCCAAACCCCTTCTAAGAGCCTTCTCATAGTTGGCGACCTCCTTCAGAGGTACCCCCTCAATACTCATCTTGCCCGCTTTCCCGACACTCTCCCCCAACTCCAACCAGTAAGGTCGCGAGGTCTCCTTCCCCAATCGCCCGATCGCGCTCTCCAACTGCGTATCTCGCATAATCCGAGCCGCCGCACCTTTACTCGCGGCCTGCGTCGTCTTCAGAATCTTCCCCATCTCCGTCTTAACCGCCCCACCACGAGGGTCCGCCATCGTCGCCTTCAACACGGCATCAGCGCCCCCCTCCTGACCCACCTTCATCAGTGCCTTGTTGACCGCGCTATTTGCCTTCATGTACTGGCTGGGCCACGGCGACTTATCGACCTTCCCCAGCGCCGCCTCCAATTCCTTCGCGATCTCCCCGTACTTCTTCCCGACCTCCCCCTCCATCTTCGCCAGTCCCTTAATCCCTTCCAACACCTTCTGATCGCCAGGCGCGATCGCGCCCCCACCCATCGTCACTGGGGCCTCGCTTCCCACGCCAGCGCCAGAACTCATCCCACCCAGTCGCTTGCGAATATCCGCCTGCAACTGCTGAAACGCCTCGAACGTCTGACCGCCGCCTTTTCGTTTTCTCTTAGCCATCTACTCTCCATCCTCTGGAAGCAGGTTAGCCTCTTCAAACGGAATTCCCAAATGCGCGTGGGCCGCCGCAACCACCTCTCGGTCCGCAGGCATGTAAGAAATCAAATCCAGATTCCTCCCCGAAGGATCGTTCAATCTCTCCTCCATGAACTTCTTCAGCACCGGGCCAGCCAACTCGGCACCCATCTTCGCTTTCGCAATCCTCTGCGCCAGCGCTCGCTGCTGAGCAAACGACATCCTCAACTCCGCCACCATTCGCTCCACCGTCTCCTTACCTGGCGGCTGGGCAAACCCCAACTGAAACGCCTCCATCGCCTTCGCATAGTCCCCAGCCTGGGCCGCTGCCATCGCCTGAGACTGTGCATCCCCTACCTTCTGCAATTCACTTATCGCAGAAATCAACTCATTTTTGCTTACTGGTTGGTTGCCTTCGTCTGAATTCCAAAAGTCGTATGCCCTCTGCGTAAGCCCTTTTCCAGTGGAAGCGCCCATTACTATGTCCGCACCGAAAACAGGCATCGCAGCCTTACTTAGAAAATTCAACACGCCCTTTCCGTATTGTATCCCCTTCCCCACTCCTTTACCGATACTCGTCGGTGACGGGGCTACTCCCATCGTGGGCAAGGGATCATCAGGCCCTAAACCGAACTGCTCTCGGATTCCCGCCTCGTCTGTCGGCCCCATCATACTCTTAAAAAACTGTTTGGCATCACCAAAATAGGTCTCAGCGGAACCCGGCCCTACAACGTCCTCAGCCATCGGCCCCTCATCGAACACCACATTGAGAAGTCGCTCAAGCTCCTCCTCACTCATCTTCTTATTAGGCCCAGTCCTCAACGGCATTACTGACCCTCCTTCGGCGTCCCACTAAACTGGTACGGATTCTCCGCTTGAGCCGCCACCATGCTCCTATGCACTCCCATGTTCTTGTTCACGAGCATCCACATGGCCATTCGCTCCTCAGCGCTCATCCCCGCCATCTGCCTCTCAATCTCCTTAGCCATTTTTGTGGCGGCGGGCAGCAACAGATTCATCTTCGTTTGATCCGCAAAACCACCCGGCGCCATCAACTGCCCAGCAAGGTCCGCCATCTCCTTATTCCCCGTCAAACTCGCAACCCAAAGCAACTCAGACCCAGCCGTATACGTCGAAGAGTTAATCGCGGGGTCAGTCAAAATCGGCGACAACATGGCGATCAGTGTATTCGCCTCCTTCATGGGGATACCTTCCTTCCCGCCTGATCGCTCACCCAGATACCCCAAGTATTGCAAGTGCTCCTGCAACGCCTGAGCCTCCCCCAACATCTGATCCACGGGCAAGCCTTCCCCCTTGATCATCGCTCGGATTGCAGCCGACTTATCTCGTTCCTTCGAGAACAACACGGAGGAAATCTTATCCCCAGTGACGAGCCCGGCGTTCTCCAGTAGACCCTTCAGTACAAGGGCTCGATTCATATCCGCGTCAAATGACGAGTTCAACACCGCGCTCAGGTCTCCAATTGAGCCGTACGTCTCGTTAATTGCCGCAGTCGCATGGGCCCACGCCTGCGTCTTTCGCTGCGCTGCTACAATCCCTTTCGCCAAATTCGCATTCGTGGCTTGCATCGACTGCTGCATAGCCTCATCATCCATCAACGTCTGCGCCTTCCCCATCTGAAACATCGACAGCATCCGCAGCCCGGAGTTCGCCCGCATCCGAATAATCCCACTATACGGATCGCCGTCAGGGAACGCATTCAACATCTTGTCGATATTTGTCTGCGTATACTGAATCACCTGATCTCCAGGTATTCCAGCCTCAATCGCGGCTTGACCCTCGGCGAGCAGTCCTCCCACCATATCAATCGTCGCGGCTCTCATCGTATCAACCTCGTTCAGCCGCTCAGCCCGCGCCTGCCTTGACATCCCGTCCACAATCTGCAAATAGTTCTGTGCCGTAATAGCCCCATAGTCGGGACTCGTCGCAATGTCCCGAAACATCTGGGCCATCTGCGGCGTAGCACTCCCCAAACTATCCGCGTACTTCCCCATGACCTCGCCCAGTGACATCAAGACGTCCTGATTCGTCGGCTTGGCATCGGAGAAGTATCGCTCGAAATACTTCATTGCCTGCGATCGAGCCGCCTTCAAATCCTCCGGCTCGCTCACCGTCATTGAAGGCTTACTCGGCGTCAACTGGATCTTCATAGCCGTCAACTCATCTGGCGAAGCACCCCTCCCCGTCATAATTAAAGGCTCCTCGTCACTGGGAGGCGTTTCTTTTGGCGTCTCAGTCTTCGCTATAGGTTCAATCTTCACAGGCTCGGGAGTACCCTTCGTCTTCCCCAAGTCAGCGTTGAGGAGTCCTAGCGATCCTTGTCTCGTCGGGTACTCGGGCATTACCAAAGACCTCCCGCAGGCGTCTTAAATGCCTGCATAAGCTCCTCAAGCTCCTTCTCACTCATCTTCCTTCCCCCGTCTTTCTTCATCCCTTTCGACAAGTCGCCAAACGCCTCGGCCATCGTTCGCATGTCCTCTCGCTCAAGCCTCGCCTGCTCTTTTTTCCACGCCAGTATATCTTTCTGAAAATTCGTCCAATCCGTCTGCCTCTTGGACTGGTACACCTCGTGCAGCCCTTCTGTCGTCAAGTCGGACATCACCTGCATCGTCGCCTGCGCGTGTCGCTTCCGATTCGCGTCCATCGTCGCTTCAAACTGGGCTCGACTATCCAACGCCTGCTGCTGAAGCGCCTGCTGGCCCTGCATCGTCTGGGCCCCAGTACCCGCAGACTGAGCTAGCGCGCTCGTCGCCCCTACTCGATTCTGCCCGCCAGCCTGAATCGCCTGTTGTATCTCACTCAGCGCCATTCGTCACCTCTATATCGGAAGTCCAACCAGTCCGCCGACCGCGCTGCCAATCGCGCCCATCATGCTCGCTCCAGCACTCAGCCCGGCCATCTGCGTATTAAGATATCTATCCTCCATACCAACCTGCAACGCGAACAATCCAGACAGCACGTCGGACGATGCCGTATAGGAATCTTGAAAGTTCATCCACTGATTCAGCAACTCCGTCCGCCCGCTCATCTCCAACGACTCTCTCGTCAAGTTCCAACTCTGCTCAGCCATCCCCCACTGAGTCCTATTGTCCATCACCGCAAGATCGACCTCGCTCACCATCTGCTCTCTCCAACGCTCGATCTCCGCAGTCCTCGTATGAGACTCCGCAATCCCAGACCGCAGACCGGCTTCCGTACTGCCCGACCACTGTAGCGCCGCCGACCTCAACCCCTCTAGACCCACCATCGCCTGTTCATTCGCCGACGTATACCCCGCCTCTGACGCATCTGTAATAGCCAGTACATTCGCTGCTGTCTCCTGTACCGCCGTCGCTCGGTCATAATACCCTTTTTCCAACTCACGATAGGCCATCTCCTCAGCGGTTCGCGTTTGTGATAGAGTCCTACTAATCTCCACTGACCGATCGAAGTCCAACTTCTTCAACTCCGCCTTGATCTCGTCCGGCCTATACCCCTGAGCCGACAACTCCGCCGACAACTGATCCTTATACTCACGATGCGCCTGCCCTGATTCCGTCTGATACGCGGCCATCTGGCTCGCCACCGTCGAACGGAATCCACTCAGCGCACTCGTCGCCTCGTTCCACGCCTTGTCCGCCATCCCTGTAGCGTAATCCCGAGTCGCCCCGAACTTCGTCTGCAACGCCTTCAAATTCTCCCGCAACTGATCCCCCGCCGTCGTCAGTCCAGCAATAATCTGAGACTCTTTTGCCCGAACATTAGTAATACCAGCAAGTAGCTCCTCCCTACCCGCCTGTTCAGACTTCTTCTGACTATCAGCAGAAATCTTTGTCTCTTTCCGCCTCCAATCGCGCTCCGCCCCAGCCTCATACTGCCCCTGCCTCGTCGCATTCCTCGACTGGGTTCTCCCCGCCTGCCCCGATTGGCTCATCGCCTGCTGAAAGTCAGCCAGCGCCCCTCGACGCTCCCTCCCTCGCAACTGGTCAAGTGATTGGAGATTCCCCAAATCACTCAGCGCGGACCTTTGAACATCAGACAGATTTACCGGAGAGTAACTACTACCTAGTTCGTCTCCAGTCTTAACCTGCGTTCCCTTCGGATTAAACCAGTCCAACAGGCCCATTCCAACCTCCTACATCCTTTGCTCTCTCTTACTCGCTCCCTGTACCATCCGCCCGTATTCAGGCATCCCTTCCGTCATCTTCGGACTTGCCCCGTACGCACTCAGGAACTCTCTCACTCCCGTATCCGTCCCCAGTGACTTCCATACGTTCGCCTCGCCCATATAGTTTTCCGGCCTCGTCATCGCCCCAGCCTCCTGCTTCCACTGAGCCGCCCCCACCATATTACTCAGCGCCATAAGCACGTCGGGGATCGCGGCTGCCGCCCCCAACCCAATCTGCCACTTCTTCGCCTTGGGATACTCCGAACCCCCACTAGACCCAATCGCGGACGCACCGAGAGTGCTTGCCCCTGAGATAGCAGACGCCGCCAGTACCGGCCCCATAATACTCATTCTACGTCCTCCTTGATCCGGCCAGTATATTACCATTTAGCCGAATTCCACGCAAAGCTACCTGCACCCCAGACGGATACGCCTCCAGCCCCCCTGTAACATCGTCCCCAGCAAACTGCAACGCCGTTGTCGTATCCTTATTCTTCCTACTCGCCGTGACCGCCGTCCTGACCACCTCCCTAATTCTCCCCAGTGACGTATACGGGTTCGCTGACTCACCCCACTCCAACACCTTGAGGATACTAGGATTATAAACTGGAGCGTCGGGCCCGTACGACCCCTCATCCGTCAGCAGGGCGTCATTCAACCTCCACCCAACTGCGTAAATCTTCATCCCAGTGACGTCCGCCGTGTAGTTAGGCCCAGTCCCCGAGGAAGGCATCACTCCCCTCGTCGCCACAAAGTCCAACTGCGACCCCAGTGACACAATCGAGTACCACTGCCCCTGTGTCGAATCCTCCACGGACACCAAGCTCGGTATGACCCTCATCGTCACTGGGGCTAAACTCCACGTTCCGCCACTCAGCGCCGTAGCAGCAGCCAGACTCAACGTCGGCCCGATGTAAACCTTGAAGTAGTGCGTTCCTCCACTCTCGTACGTCGTCACGCCCAAAATCTGCCGCCGAACATGAAGCGTATCCTCACTATTCCACAGGTGTAGATATCCACCCACCAGCCTCCGATTCAACTCCTTTACAATATCCGTCCCGTAATCGCTCGCCTGCGAAGCCACCACCACGTACTCTCTATCCATCACGACGATCGTCCCGTTCAACAACTCAATGGATGCCTCCTCCGTTCCGTTCCACTGTCGTCCGATCCTCCCATGCATCGTGTAACACCCATACTCCCTCACGTCATCCGTCCGCATCAATACCTCGGGCGAGAAGTCCCCATAGTACAAATCTACGTACCTCTCCTCGTCAGCCGACTCGTGAGTCTCCGTAGCCCCCCTCTCCCCGAGGAAATACGCCCTCTCCCCGTAATGCCCGTCATACCGCGTACCTCCAGAATCAAATCTCACCGTGGGCACCACGCCCTGTACCCCCATCGTCCACGGAAAATCAAACAGTCTCGTAACGTATCCCGTCGTCAACCAGACGCAAAGGCACTCCAGTCGATTACTATTCCATATGTATAGACAGTTGCCCGACGGATCGAACGCAATCCCGATCGCAGGATAGAGCGACTGAGATTCCTTCGTCAACTCGGAGCCCCACTCATCCGACCCCAACAGCAGCCGGTTCGCCGTAAGCATCGGCGTGATCGAATTATCGTACCCGTTAATCAGAAACACCCCGCCCCTCGACAGCGTTACTAATCGCCCAGCAGCCACGCAATAACACCACCGATTTACCGGGGCCAAGTCCCCCTCCAACCGATTAAACGACATGCGGGAACCAACTCTTCTCGTCGCCGTAATCCCTCTCGTTCCTACCACAAATGTCGTATCGCCCGCCGTCTCCAACCCATACACCATCCCAATCGGCGCGTCTGGTCTCCACCTATTTTCCGTATCCGAGTATTTTTCCGGATTAGGAATTCCCAGTGACGACCATCGGAGGAACGGAGGCACTACCGGCCGTGCTGACGTCGTCTCATCGCTATTGTCCCCCTTCGCGTCAATCACCATCGACACCTGATTGTCGATAGAAACTCTCGTGGCGTTTGACGGTGGGTCGCCGTCATACTCAAATACGTAATCGTAATACTCCTGATTCAACAACTGACTATCCGGCTTCCCGTCCTTCAAACAGGCGTCTCTCCACTTCCCTTCCTCCCACCAGTCTTCCGCCGTAATGTGCGAAATGTCCCAGCGGGCAAGAGCGATACTCGCCGCCCCCCAAATCACCAAGAATCTGCGATACTCCGAATCCGGCCCGTCCTGCGTTGCATCATACGCAGGCAGCGCCGGGAGATCAGAGTACGACTCTCGAAACAGAAGCCCGGCACCATTCCTAACCGACCGCCACAACTCGACGCGATCCCAACCGGCGGACCAAATAGACTCATGCAAAAACAGAAACGTGTGTGCCAACATACTAGTCGATCCAGCCAGAATCGTTACATGATCCTCGCTGTACATCTGCGTTCTGTTGGCATCCGTCGTCCTGTACAGTGTGACGCCCACTGTAAATGTCTCGTTCGTATCCCCAGCCGTTAGAAAATCGCCGCGTCCCCCCTCACCCGGATCGCCAATCAGGTGCGTATCATACCGATAGATTCTCCCGCTATCCGCATCCCCATACTCATGCTTATCAAATCGAGGCTGCTCCGCCTCCGCAAAACCATCTCCGAACGAGCGGAACGTCACATACGAAAGATCAGAATCATAGTACATCGCTCCAATCCCAGTGACGTTATCCCGTTCGTCGGACGCCACCCTATACGGCGATCCCCAATACTGAGCGTCCGTCCCGCACACATCAGGATTCGTGATATACCCCAATTGCCCCTCATACGCCACGTCCATATTTGTCGGGGCCTGCGCTGATACCTCCGTTCCTGGCAGCGAAGTCCCAGTGCAACTCTGATTCAATATCCGCGCTCGCCACCCCGCGCTTTTCGTCTCCGATCCGCCCGCCGTTACCGTGTACTCCGCGTCGTCCCAGTATACATACACCACTACGTACCGCACGACCCCGTACGCGGCCTCATACCCCGTCCTCGGAAGCCCCTTATTATAAGCACTGGCCCCGTCCCACATTGGTCCATGGTACGGAATCATCATCACAAAGCCGCTCACAGTAGCGCTGGTGCCCGCCCCCTTCGTCAACTCCAGGGCCTTAATGAACTTAACTCGCTCGTCGCTCCCCGCCGTCAAGTAGATGGGTAGATGCTTCCACGAGATCGTAGACGCATCGCTCTTATGATCAATGCCCGGACCCACTAGCAGGGGCCCTTCATAGTCATACGCCTCGTTCAATCCCAGTCCAACCATCCCTGGGAACGATCGCAACTCTCCGTTCATCCGCCCGTCCACCCCCACCGCGTCAATCAGTAACGGATGTTGAATGGAAATCTCCGCCTGACTGTAATCCGCCGTAGGCACGGGAAACCTACGCGAAAGCGGGAACATCTCAACGGCTCTCTGTGGATTCTGTCCCACTAGGTTACATCTCCAATACTATCCAACACCAAGTCCATCTCGTCTCGCCTCGTGATCGAAATGGACCCCGCATACGCCTTGGGATCGACAGGAGGCCGCTCGACGGGCGGCTTTAATTGCCATCGCCGTTCACCCCGAAAAACGAGCGACCCCCTGTACTGATCCACTTCTTCGGTTCTCGCCGGAACATTCCTCACTAGATTCATCGGAAGCTCCCGCCATTCCAACTATCCGTAGTCATCCTCTGACCGTATGGAGTCGAATACGCAGCCGCCAACTGCTCAGTACGCAGCGCTGCCGCATACTCCAAATTCAACCCCTTCCGCCTGTCGTCCTGCCCGGAGAACGCGCACAACGTCATCGCGGTCCCGAGCGCTACAACCTGCTGAATCCCCAACATGTACATCGGAACCACTTCATACTCATAACTCGTTGAGTTCACTAGGTTTGGACTCCACTCGTGATCCACCGTTGCCTTTCGCTTCGGCGTAGAAGTGTCCAATTCATACCCAGTGACGATTCTTTCCTGCACGATTCTCGGGGCGTCTGTAGCTGTAGGCCACACGCGCAACAGCGCCCCCACGTACGCGGCCTCCCGATCGTCCGGCGCCCCATAGTCAATCGACGCCGAGTTCTCCGCGAATGCAAACTCGTCCTGATCCAGATTCGCCGTCAAAAACGTGTTGGACCCCGCGTGCGGATAGAAGTCCGCTGACGGCACGTACACAATCGTCAACGTGTATCCCTGATTAGGCGCGGCGTCGTAAACAATCCTCCTCCCTACAACCCGAATAGAGGGCAAGTACGGGTGATACCTCGAAGTCTGATCAAGTCGCCAGTCCCATCGCTCCGCGTCCGTATCGTACTTCCCGATAATCAGAATCTCACCAACATGCGGGGGCAGCATGTACGACTTCGTTCCGCTTACAATCGAGATCGTGTGCGTCAGAACAACCGGGTTTGCGGAAATGCTCATCACATCCTTATATACCTTCCGCGCGGCCATCGTTGAATGCCTGACAATCTTAGCGTCGCTAAACTTGCTCGACACCGACGGATCGTCGATCGCATCTCGAACATCCGAAATTAAATCCTCAAGGAAGCCCATGCTACACCTTCACCGCTGGGTGGTCCTTCTTCACGTTACTCCGAATCCTTCGCCTCAACGATCGTCGCTGCTCCAACACCTCGTTATTCTTCTCCTGAGCGATCCGTAGCCTCTCCTTCTCCGTGGACAACAGCTTGCGCTCCACCTCGGCCAGAGGCGCTGGATTGTCCAACCCCACCTTAATCATCGAAATCAGCGAGTCAATCGTCCCCCTCGTAATCTCAGGCATTTCCCCAGACCCAGCAAACGCCGCGTCAAAAATCCTTCCATCATCATACTTGTACCCCACTACCCAACCGCCGTTCGCGTTCCTCCACGTAAAGAACCGCTCATTCTTCGTTTCCCGTCGAATCGACTTCGCAACATCCGTCTCGATTGGAATGACTTCCCCCGGTCCCGGTCGATAAGTCTGCGCCATGAAGTAACCCATGAGTCCTCCAAGTAGGGTAAGGAGCGCCCCCGAAGAGGCGCTCCCAAAGCCTAGCAACCCACCGACTCCCGTTAGGAGTTCAGTGCGTCGATCTCCTTAATACCAACCACTTCGAGCGCCTGCGGCTTCTGCACATAATGCTGGTGCATCACCACGTAAGGCGCCTCAACGTAATCAGTCACCTTGCCGTCGCCGTCGTGCGCCCACTTGAACACACCCTTGCCTTGTCCGGCAAGCGGCACGACAAACTGAACATCGCGGAACTTCTCCTTGCCTCCCGCGCCCGGAATCGGTGGCGGGGTCAACCGCTGGAAGTTCTTATCCCGCGTCCGAATGAACCGCAGGGTCTTTCGCGGCACCATGGGCGAATCCACAATGTTGTAGTCCATCCCACGATACCCGTACGTTAGATTCTTAAACCCAAGCGTCTGGCTAATACCCTTACCAGTACGATCGTACGTCTCCCGAATCTGGACACCAGCCGAGCTATTCGCCGGGCTACTTCGATGATTGTGAGCCCAGCCCGCCAACACGCCATTCGTACTCAAAATGGTGTCAGGCGCCTGTCTTGGCCCATACTGGCTATGGTACCAACCCACGAGTCGGTCCGCCAGCTTCTCACTCATGTAGTCTTCGGCGCCACCGCCGGCAGTAGACATAAAATCGTACTTCATGGACAGCAGATTCGGCATCTTGGTCATCGACACGCCGTACAACGAATCGGTGTATTCCGTCTTGATCCAGTCCGCCAGTCCGCCCGGCCCGTACTTGTAGTAGGTACTCAGCGCGAACACATCCGTATCATTCAGAAGCGCGTCAATCGCATCCTGCAACGCCTTGGAACCAGACGTAGCCGCGTTAATAGCGGCTAGGTGGGCCGTTTCACCCGTAATGTCCACGCCAGACGCGGCCAGATTACAAGTACCCTGCAATGTCACAATGTAGCACATGACATCGTTTTCCGCGCCCGCAGCGCCGACCGCGTTATCAATGGCCGCCCCATCCTTCGAGTAGAAGGACACGGCCCCGTTGATATAGTCCACGTTGTCTACCACGAAGCCCGGCGCGTTCAGCTTGACAATATCAACGGACTCACCGGAATCAACCATGTCCAAATCGACTTCCCAAATGTCAACCGACATGCCCGGCCGCAGTCTCGTAATACTGTCATACTTATCCAGCGCGGGATAAGCAGCCGGACTCGTCGCGTTCGGGAAGAACGAAATTCGGTAGTCGTTTGCCGTCCCAGCAATGTCCGTCTCGCCAACTGAAGCGTACGTCGTCACCAAGGGATTTGACGCACCAGCCGCCTTGTACGCCGGGGTTCGGCAAACCTCGCCCCAACTCGGATTGCGAGACGTCCAGCAGATCGCCTCAGAGTGCGCCGTCAGTTCCGCCGAGTCCGCAATCTGCTCGGCCGACATCTCCGCCAACACACTCTCGAACTGATCCGCCTGAAGCAACTGCCACGGAGCGATCAGCGTTCCTCGTCCCTCTTTCAGACCCACGTAAGGATTCGCGAACGAACCGTGCACGAAGTCCGTAATCCCAGGGAAACCAGAGTTCGACGCATACACCCGATGGTGGTCACCCGTCGCCGTCACGATGTCAGGAGACGGATTCGTATACTTAAACGCACCGCCGCCGCTGGCCTTCCAAATCCAGCGCTTGACCCACGTCGATCCGTAAACCAGCGCGCCATTCGCATCGACAGCCGGACGACCGATCTCGTTACGATCGACACCCTCCCAACTGTCATAAATCAGATTGAAAATCGGGTCAATATCGGGAAGGGTTTCCCGAATACCCGGAGACAAATCCTCGACCGCAATGGTCTGAAGTGCCTCAACCATGGAAATCGCCATGGAACTCACCTCCTTTACAGGTTAGTAGTTCTAGGCGAAGCGCTACCTTACTCCTCGTCGATCTTCTTCACTCCACCCTTACTCTTCAGCAGGTGAAGCATTCGATCTCGGAAGTTGTTCCGATAGCTTTCGCCTTCTCTCACCGAAACCCGTTTAGGTGGTTGACTCTGGTGGAGTACCTCACCCAAGGAATCCGCCACGCGCCCGAGGCCCATAGCGGCAAGAGAGGGCTCTTTCGACTCTTCACCACGGGTGCCCAAACTCTCCAGCATTTCGTGAACATCGTTCACCACTTCTCTGAAGGTTTGGGGTCCGGGTAAGTCGCCCTTGGCTGCAACTCGCCGTTCCAACGCCTGCTGCCCATACTGCTTCACAAACTTGGCAGCGCGGGTATTACTTCCACTCAGTATCTTCTTGATTTCCGGGTCGCTGTCAAAAGTAGCGTCCAACTGACCCAGAACCGTATTCCTAAGCCGCTCCAACCGCACTTGCTTCGCAAAATCCAAGTCCTTCAACACCTCGGGATCAATGTCCTCCCGACTAAAGCGTCGCGGCTCATCATCCGCTGCCCGCCTCTTACCACGAGGAGCCTCATCTTGATCAATATCTTCCCCAGTGACGTCCTTCGATCCGAACCCGGTAAGCGCGTGCTTGAATTCGTTCTCCGTCATGTTGAGGCTTCTCGCGATGCGACTCAACGCGGCTGATTGCTCCTCCTCATCGCCCGCTACCAACCGACTAAAGTCCTTCACGAACGACTCCCCGTTCTTGGCGGTCGATCGCGTTTCCTCCAATTCCGCCTTCAGCCGATCCAACTCAGCCTGCGTCTTAGGCAGAACATACTGTCCCTTCTGTGCTAGCGCCTTCACCTGCTCCGTCGTGAATCGCTCCGCCTTGCCCTCGCCCACCAACTCAACGAACGATTCCGCCGTCTGATCGTCACTGGGGAGAGTTCCTTCCTGATTTACTTCGTCTGCCATTACATCAATCCTCCAGCAGAGCCCATCACAGCGCCGGGTGGCTCCTCGCCAACCTCATCAGGGTACGGTAGCTGCTCAGGGTATCCGCCAATCATCATTGCATACCGGCGCTTGTACTTTACAAACGCATCTTTAACTCTTTTGCTTGCCATGGTATACTCGGGTGACGCCATGAACGCCTGAATCTCATCCAGAAACACGTTCTGATCGTCCGCCTCGGTATCCACGGCCACGCCTTCCCCCGGCGTCTCCCCGTCGTTAAACAATTGACGAATGCTCAATCGAGCCTTTCGCCAACTCTGATACTCTCCGTCATTCCCCACCGGCAGGTCCAGCCCCTTACGATACGAGATCAACCTGTACTGCCGCTGGTCAATCGTGCCTTGCATCAATTCCTGCCGCAGTTCGTTAATCGTCTGTGTCTTGCTCGGGGGAGTCCGCGACTTAATGTTGATCTTCACGTTATCAGGATCGGGCACCGGGTTGTCGTCCAGCGATAGCTTGCCGTCTGCGTTCAATACTACGCCCACGATGTTTGTATCGAGCGAGGCGATTTCCGCCATGTCTTGCGTAGTCAGTCTGTCCTTCGCACCCCCCAAAACCGCCGTGTAAACCGTAGTACAACAGTCCGCAATAGAATTCCCCGGCGCCTCAATCCCCACATTGTTCGTCTCCAGCAACATGCCAAAGCCCGCCGCAGAATCCGTCCGTCCCGGCGCGTCCCCAGAGAACATTTCCGACTGGCCGCCCAACCGCTGCAAATACGCGCTGGCTACCTCCATTCCCTGCTTTGGAAAACTCCCCAATCCATACTGCTGAATGCTCGTCGGCCCGAGTGACGGCTGCAACGGATCGGGATTGAAGTACAACTTCTTCGGCCGACCGCCAAGCTGGAAACTTGAATCACGAATTCCCAGTGACGTTGGCAAGGCGAGAATCCCCTGAGGGTCCATATCTCGCAACGTCTGGAACATGGATTCCAAGGCTCGCTCCGCCTCGTACGCAAATGGAACTTGAGGCAACACGTAGCTACGCCCGTAAAACCCCACAGGATAATACCTTGCGATCCCAATGGGCTTATAAATCGTCTTGCCGTCCTTCTCATAGTTCTCGTCCAGCACGATCGCCTTGCCCACCTTCACGATGTACCGCTGAACGTGACCGGAGACATCCCACAACCACGTCTCCACCAGCTTGACGAAAATCTTGCCTTCCTTCACCTTGGAGAGCTTCTTATCGACACCAACCCCCGCCTCGGCCGCGCCCCTAAACGCACTCGCAAACGTGCCCACAACGCCTGACTCCCCGTCCTCCTGATCGCTTGCCAGCGCTGCCTCCATCTCGCCCCAGTCCAACTCGCGAAGCATCAGCTTCTCATTATTAATTCTCTTCAGTCGATCCCCGATCCGCGTGCTCTTCAGCCCCTCGAAGCTCACCCACCGCCGTCGCATAATGCCAACAGCCTGTTGTGGACTCTTCGCATTGTATGGAATGGGGATCAGTTCTCCCGGATTAATAATCTCCAGTGAGGACGTTCCCTGAAGCAGTCCGGCATCCTCAACCCACCCGCTCATCGCGGAGCACCCGCACTGCAACAACTGCTCCATGAAGGGACTACGCGCCTGCGCTATCGTGTACTCGTCAATCTCGTAATCCAGAATCACCTGACCAATCGCAGCAGCCCGCAACCGATCGAGGCCCCACCCCTTCATCGTGACACTCGGTCGTATGTCAATCCCCAGGAATCGACCTAGCTCCACCTGATAATTACGAAGAATCTCCTCGTTCTTAAAACGTAGCTCCCCATGCTCGTTCACAAACTGACACTGTACCCTGCCGTTCCGATAGTCGATCGACTCGAAATCTCTCACACCCGCCAAGAAAGACTTGGCTACGATCCAGTCCGGGATCATTGTATTGAGCTTGGTCGTACCTTTCGCATCCAAGGACTCAATGGCGGACGCTAAAGCCTTCTCCTCGGTCGGCAGGATCATCATGTTAGTTCTCCAAGTCCACTAGCTGCTGAGCATGAATAAAGGCCCGTCTCGTGACGCAGCGCGTTTTTCTTCCTCTTCCTCCTGCCTCTGTTGCAGTCGAGCCCACGCTTCCTCTCGTGCCTTCGTTATCTTTTCGATCTCCTCTTTGGATGGAGGCTCCTTCAAGCCCTGAGTTGAGTTGGCCGCATAGTGGGCTAGGAAATTGGACACTCGCGCGGTGTCCTCCAACATCTTTATGTAGACGTCCCTCGCTCTTCGGAACGCCACGGCAAGCACCACAAAAGCCCCCAACGTCAACACTAGTGTCACCCCCAAGCAGGAAAGACAGAATCCTACCGTCCACCATTCCATTCGTCGCCTCCTTTAGAGAGGGTTCTAGCCACGTCAAGCATTGTAAACGTCCCCCGTGGTAACTCGATTCTTGGCTTCTCATCTTGCCCTTTCCGACTAGCATCTTCCTGACGTTCCAATAATGCGTGAACTGGAATCTCGTCTGAGTTCATTCCAGTAATATAAGGGATTCCCGTAGCCGGATGCAAAAGTTCACCGTCGCACAGTCGTTGGGCGAAAGTCTTCCGATAGTTGTCTTCCTCCCCCTCCGCAATCTGCCTTGTACGCGGCCTCATCACGTACCCGTGCATTGAAAGCGCGTCCAACGCATCGTCATGCTTCAAATTTGCCAGATCGGGCGTAAATGCCTCAATCTGGTGCCTCAGCATTTTCCAGGGTCCGATGATGCTATCCAGAATTTTGACGCGACCCGCCTTGAATCGCCATTCAAGCTGGCCCATCCGCGACTCTTTATTCAGGTGCGCAGGATACTTAATCGGCATGATACCCGGCATCCACCCCATCTTGCGCTCGATCTCACTCCTCTCGCCGACCGCCTTCTCATACAGTGATTGATACGCACCGATGCGCTCAATGCCGATCAGCTTGACTTTCCACTTGTAGGCCATCGTCCAAATCTGATCACAGACGGTTCCCAACCCCTCACGCCCGGCCCACATATCCAGCACCCAAAGACAGTCATCAGGATCAACAGCCATCACCATCACCACGGAGTAATCCGCATTCTGGTGTGTCTCTTGCGCCGAATCCACCGTAATGAACCTGTACCACTTGGAGACGGTTCGGCCGAACGGGCGTCGAATCTCATCCCAATCCGGAGACGTCTCCTTCTCCTCCATATCCTTGCACGTCCAGTGAACCAGTGTGGACTCACTTTCGAGAGGAAGGACAGAAAACTCGTCCCCAGTGACGTCTACCGTGTACATGTTACGTCGCAGATGGAGGTCCAACGTCTGATCGGAGTCGCTGATCGGGTTATTCATGTACTGCGCTGAGAAGGCGGACGGCCCCAACTCCTTCCTCAGTCGCTCAATCGTCGTCTTGTTGAACTTCTCCTTCCACGTCGGATTCCCCTCTCGATCCACGATCGCCGTCAGCATCCGGTTCCAATAACCAAGCCGTCGATCCGTCGAGGTGATCGCCCAGTACAGGAAACTCCTCCGATGAAGCAAGGTGCCAATGATGGACATTTGCGTTCCGCCATCCAACATCGGCAGGAACACATTGAACAAGCCGTTAATCAGGTCGTCAACGATGGACTCCCAATCGCGCACCTGCTGCGGATCGGGCTCCAAGTCGTCCCAGATAATCAGATCGGGCCGCGCTCCTAAGTGCCTAGAACCAAAGGACATAAAGCGAATCTTAGACCGATTCAGCAGGTTCATTGTGTGGAAGTTCCACTGCCGCCCATCCGAGCGAGGCTTCCCTATCAAGTCGCCGAAGTCCTCCCTAAGCCGATCGTTCCTCGCAAACTGCTCCATCAAGCGCTGGCCGCGATCCTTCGCAAAATCATCATTCGCAACAATAATCAGCGAGTCAGTGCCCGGCCTCGCTAACGACTGGAACATGGGCCACTCGGTTCCCACGACGATCGACTTGGCGTAGGAGCGAGGAGCCGCAAAAATGTTGCGCGCGTAGTTCGCCATGCACCAAATCCACGTATAGTGAATTGACGGGCTCGGAAGACGACGCTTGTAGAAGTCCCCCTCAGCCTGGAGATAATAGCGACGGAAGAAGTCCCACCCCTTCACAACGTCTGCGGGCGTCTCCACAAGGCGCACGGCGTTAATCCGAGCGTCCCGTTGCCCGGAAGGCGAAAGTTCAAAGTAGTTGTCTGGCAAGGGGGATAGCTTGCCGTTGAATCGTACTGGCATGAAACGAATATACCCCAGTGACGATTCGCGTCAAAAGTAAGAAGTTTACCCCAATTTATCTTACGACGATAAACCCCCTAACCTCGCTATAAAAGAACCCCAGCAACGGGATACGTCACTGGGGTTCCTATTCTTCCGAGGGTCCTCGGGATGCTGCTTCGAGCGTCCTTCGACGGCAGCCACGTCACCACTGTCGCATCAGTGGCCAAGGCCCGTTTATTGAATTCGGGTCCGGGGCGACCCTCTTCACTCTGCCTCCTTACAGAACTTTCGTAGACCCTTCAAGATGTTTTTCCCTTTCTCTGCTGGCCCACTTCGTCCGATGTAATGATACGTCGGTTCCTCCCCGTACTTTGGCACCATAATTTCTAGTCGTACTTGACCGGGGCCAGTCAGTATTACGTTGCTTGAGAAATCACATTCCCACGAATCCCCAATCTGACTTCGTAGCGTCAGATCGGCATCTTTCAGGTCTACCGTGATTCTCATTGAGGTCTCCTTTTCCAACTGGCGGACTCGGGAGTTGAACCCGAACAATCACCCATTCTCGGGGATATGCTTCCGATTACATCAGTCCGCACATGGGACGATCAAGACCCAGGTTTTATCAAGATCGTCCACGCCGTGGTGCCGATTCGGATTAACAGACCACGGCAGGTTCAACAGAGGCCGATATGCGACCTCGTACCGCATACCCGAAGGTTAGCGGGGAATTTACGATGGAGCACGCAGCGTCCTTGCTTTGTGCTCCAAGGTCTGTTGAGTCGGTTCAGTGATCCGCATGGGATTTGACCCGCCTCACGTCACTGGGTATCTGTAGTATAGCCGATGTTGGCTACACGTCAAGGAGAAAACGAGAATTTCACGTCGTGTTTTCGATATTGTGCTCCACCACGGTCAGTTGCCCAACCGCACTATCGGAAACCACGAGTACGACAGGGTTTACATCCGTGTCATGATCATCTAGAAGGAAGACCGAGCGATGAACCAACGATCCGTTGACAAAGAATTTAATCGTGCCGTCCGATTGCGTCTGTACCGACATGTCGTACAGGGAGGCGACGTTTGCCGGGACGACAGGAACTCGGGCCCACGAGTCCCCACCTCGGTAGACAGCGCACCATTTGTCCTCATTCGCACCATTCTCGAACCAGAAACCGAAAACGACGTCCGCCGCCGAATTGAACCAGCCTCCCTCTCGCGTCTCCGAATCAGAGCCCCCCGACGCATTCAACAGCGTGTCCGTGTACCCGATGAAGTAGCCACCGGCAAGCTCGTCGGATGTGCCGATTGTTACGTCAGATCGTAACTTGTAGCTGGTATTCAGCGAGTACGAGAGGCTTAAAAGACTCGTGGTGCGAGGGGAATATCCCAAGACGTGGTGCCCGGCGTCTCCGTTCGTTTCCAAGACAAGACCACTGAAGATGCCATCTGATATCGAGGCGGACGCACTCCCCAACTCGGTTCCGAACGATTCGATTGAGAACGTCGGGTTCTCGCTGAGGAGAGTTCCCACCGATGTAAAGGTCTCAGTGTGGGAATAATCTACCGCCAAAAGACTCTCCTAGGGTGTCGGGGCACGCGCCGCACCTCCTCGACGCGCACCCGTCCTAACCACCCAACCGTCACGAAGCCTGTCGTCTACGCGTACGCCTTCGTCAGCTTGATTCGACTGAAGTACAACTGACCCTGCGCGTTTGTCTTCGCCACGGCCAGATAGGGAATTAGCGCCTGTGAAGCGTCAAGTGCCACGGAAGACGTATGCACCAGCGTATCGTTGATGTAGAACGAAATAAGCTGGCTGGAGCTAAGAACCGCCTTCAGCTTGAAGGATGTACTAACTTCAGCCTCCACCGCCGTCTGGAACAGCGCCTCCACATTGGTGCTCTTGTAGACGCAGCACCACATGTCGCTATTCGCTCCGTCCTCGAACCAGAAGCCGAAGCCGTGGGATACGTCAGCGTTCTTCCATCCGCCTTCTTTATCTTGATATCCCGAACCCGCCCCGCCGTCCGGCAGTGCGTCTAAGAATCCGAAGAAGATGGAGCCCGGCTGTGTCGAGTGCTGATACACGTCGATCTCGCACTCTAGCTCACTATCAGTGTCGAAGAACGTGGACGTAGCGATCAGCCGGTCGGCCTTCGGTTCGAGTCCAAAGGCGTTATGAGCCGCGCCGCCGTCGTGCGTCTTTAGCTCGATCCCGAGGACGTTCCCGGCCATCGCGGCGTTCGTATCCGTCGTATTGAACGGCTCCTCCTGCCACGTTGTGTTGTCATCGAGCGGGTTGGTCCCCGTTTCCAGGTTGAAATACTCTTCCAAAACGAAATTTTCTCGTGCCATCGTAGACCTCCAGAGGTAATGCCCAACAAAACCATGTACATGTACGTGGAGCTAGGATAGCACGTTTCCCAATGACGTCAAATGTACCCGGCCGCGCGGCATAGAACGAGGGTGAGGAGAATCGCCAGTTCTATTTTGAGGCTCCACTTCGCCCACGCCGGGCAGTCGTCCCTCACCCAATTCGTTACGAAGTTGAAGATGTCCAACAAGCGTCTCATGTTACCTCCAATTGACTATTGTAGCGTTCAGGGCCGACGCAGCAATCAGAGCACTCCCAATCGCCGCGAACCACTCAAGGATTCTACCAAACGTCCTAGCTGCCGGTCCGCCATCCAGGAAGACATACAATTCAGACTTAGCCATAGCCTTCACAACCAGCCCACAGAGGACTCCAAAGATGATGGAGACTATCATCGTCATGTCACTTTCCTTTCTTCGCCTTGGGCCGCTTCTTGAATCCAGGGAACCATCTTTGGACTCTATCATGTCTGATGGTCCAAAGTTTCAAGTCGTGGTTCCACTCCAATTCCTCAATAAGGCTTTGCGCGCTTCCCGCTAGTTCCCCCACCAAATATTCAACGTCGATAAAGGTTCGGTCAAGTTTGTCTAAGGCACTCTTCTTCATGTCATTTCCTCAGATTGGGTAGCTGGTCGATGTCGTGGTACACTGGGATGTTGAGCTTGAGGGCGTACTCCACCTCGCGGGCTGTGCCGGGACTCTGGCCGATTACTAGAAGGCAAGTCGCCCAGTGACGAACGAACGTCTTGTCTAGTTCCATGAACGCCTCGTAGTCGTAGTCTTCTTCCCAATAGTTCGTCATGGTGTGGGGGCAGAAGACGTAGTGGCCCAGCTTCATAACGGCTATTGAGACCCGCTCAGCCGAAGTAACATTCACCTCTCGCTGGTAGTCATCATCGCTTGAGTAGGGGCCCGCGATGTAGACGCGCTGGGGCCTGCCCGATCGGTCTGCGTACGGGTTAAGACGTTTCATCGTTGGTCTCTCCTTGCTCGTCACTTGGACGAACTTCTTTCCGAACGCTATCTCCCCGGTTGTTAGATTCTGTCGTGTTTCCCATACCAGCATTGAATAGGTCTGACTCTTGGACATTATCATCCCTCTGATCGTCACTGGGGACTCGTGCAACCCACGCCGGTCGGATCAACGCCTCAAGCAATCCTCGACTACTGTTAAACTTCATTGTGACCGTCCAAGGTATCCCTGAGTAGTCTATGGCTACAATTTCCACTCCATCATTCGCCATCACCACTCCGGTATGGGACCACGCATCAGCCAGGCGTACCGCGAGTTCTGCATACTCCTTCCTCATTTGATCCCCTAATATTTCCGATTCTTTAAAGTTCTTCTCGGTCTTCAGCTTGAGTGTTGGCTCGTCGCTCTTGGTCACGGGCTTTCTCCAATTCTCGTTCGTGTTTGTCGCAGAGTTTTTCGTAGTGCCTCATACAGAGAAGCATCTTTTTGTGGTTGGTCATCACACCTTCGTAGGTCATCTCCGCCTCGTTACGACAGCGGGACCATTCGCAGCATTCAAAGTCCGGGTGTCTTGGCATCGTCTGGTCCTGTATTCTGGCCGCACTGGCAGGTGTTTTGTTGCGAAAGCGCGCCACCGTCTGAACTCGTAGAGCAAACAATCCACGGCCCTGAAGGATACCACGGATAGGGAGTCCACGGACTCGGCCATTGTTGACCTTGATAGCCATACAGTGGACGGCCGCAGCATGGGCAACGGGGAGGATCACAGTACGGACAATAGTTTGGTTGATAGTACATGGTACGTCTCCTAGTAGGATACGGGTTCTGGAATCTGATCAACTTCAATGACCCAATTCCGTTCCCCTTTATTCTCGTACTTGATTAGATATTTTGGGTGCTGATTATCCGTTCCAACGGCAATTCTCTCCCCTTGTATGAACGGTCCAGGTTGGTGATCGCGAAAGGCTTTTGCTATGTCAACCGAAAGCGCTCTAAGCATCTCTTGTCGTGGACTCATTGATCATCTCCTTAAAGTGTGTCCTGCAAGTAGTCAACGAATTGGTCCTCGGCCTTGGCGGCGAGGGTCTTCATACCTTCGGTGAAGGCTTCAACGATGGAAGAATCGTCCCCCAGTGACGATAGGGGAATGACGATGGAGGCGCCCGCGCGGGGCGAGGGGTTGAGGTTGTTGGCTTTGATGATGACGGGAATGAAGGCGTAAGACTTCATGTCGTCCGTCACATCGAACTCGAAAGAGTAGGTGGGTTCGAGTTCCCTCGCGCCCGCGACCGTGAGCTTACCGGCGAGGGTGGTTGGGGCGTCATCCGTCACTGGGTTCTCCTTTCGATTTGTACGTTATCGGGGCTACGTCATGGAGTTTGAATCCTTTTCCTGGAGTCCACTTTAGGAAAGTCCCGTTTGGGAGTTCTCTGTAGCCTTCTCCACAAGAGAATACCGTGCATGGGTCGAAGCCTCCGTCAATCGCAGCGTCAAAAAACTCAGGCAGAGGCCCATTATGGCGACCTTTGATTTTGAAGTCCATGTATCCCAGTCCGTTATTCCTAATGAACTGAAGGGCGTCCTCGAACACTTTTTCTGGTTCGAGAGACATAATGGACCCTCCTTGCACAGCGAAGATGCCGTGCATCTTGGAGATGTCAAAGCTCATTTTTGATGTCCTCCACGGCGCGCTCGTGCGCTGCCTGCTGTAAGGCGTTTACGAGACAGAGAAGCAGCGCGTAGTTCTGAAGTCGCTGCATCGAGGGGTCGATCTTGTTGTGGGCTAGGAAGTAAATCAGTTCGAGAAGGAACGAGTCTTCTTCGAAGAATAAGTCTGATGCTAGGCCGATGATGTGCTCACGATCCTCTAGCTTGAAGTCGATGAAGGAGGGAAGTGCACCGCTCATCGCCATGTCATCGAACATTCCTTGTAGGTCCGAGTGGCAGACTGGGAGACGACGGATCGCGCGTAGCATGTCGCCGACGCCTGCTAAGGACATGCCCATCTTCATGTGTTTAGCCGCGAGCGTGTCAGAAAGTCGCTTCTTTGTCAACCGGGTTGAATTTTTACCCAGTGACGTCCTCTTTTCGTCGGTGGGTGGTGGCTTCTGCTTTGGGGTATCGCTGGTTTTGCGGGAAACGAGAGCGGCTTCTCGTTTCTTGGCGATGGCTTCCTGTCTGGCCTTCTCCTCGTTCTTCGCACGGTTGAAGGTCTTGCGGACGGCTTCTCGCTCGCGGGCGTCCTTATCTTGCGCTTCCGTTAGCTTCTTGTGAAACTCGTCTTCGTGCTCCTTTTGAATTCGAGCACAGGCTTCCTTGGTTAGCTTCCCGTTTGAATCAACATCGGACTTTTTGAGGGGCCTGTTGTAGATTGTGTCTACGGCACCGTGGAGGGCTTTGTTTTCTTGGATTTCTTTCAACTTCTCGTCGAACTCCTCCTTGGTCATTTCTGGCTCTGGGTCGTCTATAATGATCATGTCAGCTTTCAGCCCCTTCAACTTGTTCGCATTCGGTGGCGGGGACGTCGGGCCCATCTTGTTCCCCGGATGAATCGTCACTGGGGGAAGGTCTTTCATCGACTTCACATCCTCCTTCGTGATGGTGTGTATTCGCCCCTCCGTCATTTCCTTGGGAGGCTTCGTCTTGTCGTGGGCCTTCGCGTCCGCGATCATCTCCTTGATAAGCTTCGTTTGAGTGCTTGTTGTCTCCTGAGCTTTCTCCCACTGCTTCGGCATCGGGGTCGTGGGCGTCGGGGTTGAAGGTGCGGACGTCTCCGGGTCTCTTGGCGAATCCTCCGGGGGTTTCGTCGAAGTCTGAGGAGGAGGAGTCTCCTTGGGTGTAGGACTCTTCGAGTTTGAGCGGGATTGCATCTATAATCTCCTTACTGTCAGCCATCTCCTTGAGGAGACGTTCAGTGTGTTGATCGTGAGATAGGCGGGGCCCTGATTGTATGCCGCGAAAGCCCGTTTTTTCGTCTACGCCCACGAGAGTGAGATCGCGGATAACGCCGTGGAGTGAGAGTAGTTGCGTGGCGAGCTTGCGCAGTTCTGAAGCGGCGAACATTCGCTCCCTGGGGCGGGCATCGGGGTTCTGAGCGATCGAGCGGTAGACTTGGATTTCCTCACGGAGAGACCAGTCGTTCTCGAAGAGGGCGTCATTTAGCTCGTTGAGGTCGAAGAAATCCATGACGGTGGGAGTGGCAGCACGAGCAGTGCCGGATTGAGGAACGATCGCCCGTTGGTGGTTTATGTTCGGTTCAACTGGGGTTGACTCTCTATCAAGGATGTCAGCCTCCGTGAGAACTTCCGTGAGGTCGGCAAGTGTGGCCACAGGAGTCGGCTTAGTGTCAGGGCGAGACGCGCGAACGCTCTTTTTCGGCTCTGGGATTGGAACGTTGATTTGCCCCTCGCGAGTAGGTCGGCGGAGTCCTTCCAACTCAGGCCCGTCATCTTGTGAGTCAGCGCTAGTTCTAGTGTCCATGCTGAGAAATACGCCTTTCCATTGGGGCAGTGTATCACAGGGCAACCGATCTCGTCAAGAAAATTTTCTACTTTTTCTTCGTCGGTTCCAAGGAGTGCGCCCAGCGCGCAGAGGGCGACGAGGGCCGTGCCGTTGGGCAAAAGAACGAGGTCGTCCAGGCGATACCAGTCTTGTCGGAGTGTTGCGTGTATGGGCATTGGGAGCGCTCACAAATGAGGGTGAACAGGGCTTGTGTTACACCTACCCAACATCATATACCCCCTTATAAGGGGGGTATATGCTGATAGGTAGGGTAACACCGACCCCACTGTTGAAAAAAACATTTTATCGGACGCATCTTTTCACCCCGAAATCTGTGGTCCTGTCAATGGGTGAGTTTGGGAGCGGTTTCGAGTCAGGGGGGTCCAGGCCCGGCTTCTTGACTGGATCGGAGTTGGGTGTGTTCTTGATGTCGAGGGTTTGTTCTATCGTGCCATCAGAGCGGTTGATGAGTTTGGTGCGAGGAAAGTTATTGATGATCCATTTATCGTCTTCGGGGCGCTTGATGATGAAGCGACGCTCGTGGAGTCGATGAAGGGCGATAGAGAAGAGTTTGTCGTCAGTGTCGAGGGCGTCTCGCATGGGGGAGTAGGTTGCGCCATCGTGTTCTTGGATGTAGGTGAGGATTTTGACGGGAAGGGAACGAATGGGTTCAATGGGGCGAATAACGCAGGACGCAGAGCCGTGGTTGAGTGGGACAGACTCCAACTCGCACACGAGGTCGGAGAAGGGCGGTGAGTCCTTTTGCTTGTCGCACTTAATGAAGATGTGATTGTCCTCTTTAGTTATTGATAAGGAGGTATCAACGGCACCAGCGAGAGATGAGTGGCCTCGATAGGTGGAGGAGCCCTTACGGTTGTGGTGGATGATGAAGATGGTGGCGCCGGTGAGGCGACGAAGTTCATTGGCCCAGCGAACGAAGATGCCAATATCCTTGGCGGAGTTTTCATCAGCCATGGACATGTATGCGTGGAAGGTGTCGATTACGATGGCGATAGGTGGAGTTTCGGTTTCGAGGAGCATCTGATGGAAAGCGAGAAGGAGACGATTGGTGTCCTCGGGTGATGCAAGGTTGAGAGGGATGGGAATGGCGTAGAACGTAGCGCGGTATGCAGCGCCGGGCGTGGATTTGGCTTGGAGGAAGGCTCGACATCTATCCCCTAATGCAGACGTGCCCTCGGCCGTCAGGTAGAGGACGGGACCGGTTTTGGTTTCACGGTTGAAGAAGGGGAGGCCAAGGGATATCGAGAGAAGCATATCTAGAACTAGGAAGGATTTGCCGCAGGCTTCCTGACCGTGAACGAGGACGAGGGAGGAGGAGGGGATGATGGACTTGACGAGCCACGGGGGCTTGACGATGGATCGGATTGAGGGGAGGTCCAGGAGGGGAAGTTCGAGAGAAGTTTCCCCCAGTGACGATGCTGTGTTAGCGCAGAGCGAGGCGAATTCGTCAGCGGAGGAGTGGAGGAGCTCGCGAGCGCGTTGGCGGCGGGTGAGGCGAATGCGAGCGTGGTTGACTGGGGGATCGTGGGGCACTGGGGTCTCCTAGTAGTTAAGGAAGAAGGCTAGTTCTCGTCCGTAAAGTTCTGCTTCCCAGAGGTCTTTTATTCGGGCGAGGGAGTCTTTGAGAGGGTAGAGCCTGCGTCTGTCTGTAATGCCGTAGGTCCAGACTTCGAGGTATTCGATGATTTCCCCCAGTGACGTATTCTCGGTTGAGGGCGGGTCTACGTGGCGGAGGTCACCTTCTCGATCATAGTAGAAGTGGCGTTGCCAACGGAGAAGTTTGCGGGGGAGAAGGATGCGAAGCCCAAAGCCGAGGTAGTTCCATGCGCACTCAGAGAGCCAACGATGTGTCGGAGTTTCCCATCGTAGGCGGGCGGACAGGCGCCCTCGCATCGGGCGACACTTCAAACGGACTTTGGTAGAATCGAACATTTTGCGGGTCTCCTTTTTGTGATAGGAGAATTTTACCCCAGTGACGATGAGGATGCAAGGGGAAAATGGGTTAATCTCGGGAGAGGTGGGATTCTGGGTTTATTTCGATTCGGGTGGTACTACCCTACCGGGGGAGTTCGTAGCGTTCAAAATACGGTGGGAAAGGGGGGCGCCATGGGGGGCTAATTCGATTGTGGAGGGGACGTAGAGGGTTCGCGTTTGGTGTAGGGTTCGAGGATACGAAGGAGCTTGGGGAGGGAGGAGATGGCGAGGGTGCCTGCTGCTTCTGTGTCACCGATTTGAGAGACATGGCAGCCGTCGAGAAGGCGGATTTTACGAAGGCGGGCGTGTGTGGAACGGGGGGAGGGGGTTATGAGGGTCCAATCGAGGTGCGAGCCGTCCTGGAAAACGTGACCATGTCGGCAAATGATTGCATCGCAGCGGTCTTGGGGTGATGTGTAACCCTTTGAGTGACGGGGGTTTACGGGGCGAGAGGGGGGAACGGGACGGCCATCGTGGAGGTTACGAGTGCGGTAACGAACGGGGGTTGAGAGGGCGGCGATGCTCATGGGAGTAGTGTAACGGAAGGGAGGAGGCGGGTCAAGGGGGATATAGACGAATTGGGGGATTTTGTGTTGGCGCTGTAAATAGAGGAGGGAGACCTTTGATCCATATTTCACCACACCTCGGGGGCCGATGGGGGAGTCTAATTGAGGACGTTTAGGGTTGATTGTCTTTTAGGGAGCGATCGCGGGGTGCTTGTTCTGTCGCTAGGCAACGCGCGGGGTGACGCGCTGGGTGACTGGTCGCGAGACGATCGTCACTGGGTAGCGAAGGAACGAAAAAAGCGCTCGGTGGTTGGCGAGGGGAACCGCGCGGGGTGAGTGAGGGGGAGCAAGCGGGTTTAATTACTCGGGACGTGAGTTAATATTTTAGCTTGTATATAGGGGTTTTAATTACTCGGGTTGTGAGTGAATTGTCCTGTTATACAAATAACAGGACATCTTCATCCTCTTCTCCTCTCCCCCAAAAAATAGCACTAAAACGCGCGCTTTAAACGAGTGTTTACTTATCCGCAATCCATTTTCCCTTGCTTTTCCCCTCATTCCGTGCTATCCTTCCCTAGTGGACACGTACCCACGACTCGTTTCATGAAAGGGCTCACCATGTTATCGCGAGAAAAGGCAATCGCTGCCCTAAACACCTTACCACTACGTCTTTATGACCCCGACACGCAATCCAAAATAGGCGGTTGGATGGGCCTTGCGGGCATCGACACTGACAACGTTTTTCGCGGCCGCACGTTGCAATCTCCGCTAGTCGGCCAGCAAATCACCATCGACGCGGGGCGTGGACCCTGGCCCTGCACCGTCACACACTGCTGTACTCATTCACTTGGCAGATTGATGTACGACATAACCTTTACCGTTCCACGCCCTCACTTCTTCGTCAATCCGTCATTTGACAGGAGCCCTTACGACGTGATCGACTTCACCGAACTCGAATCGGAACAGCACAAGCGGCTATACGCCACAGAGTTACTTTGGCTCCTCTCCAACGACTCACGAAAGGGCTCACCATGAAATACCGCAAGTACTCCCTTTGGTCCTATGACGTTTGGGGCAACGCCGAAGACGGCTATGACGTAAACGACCGCTCCTGCTACGATCGTTCCTTCGTCGTCGCCTGCCCACGCCACGTTTTTAACGAAGGCACCCCCCAGGAATTCGACACCTACCCCGTCCCCGATTCCGTCATCGAGGAAGTCTTCGGCGAAGACCCCGACATCGACGGTGAAGACGATTTCACACTCTATGCCGCAGACGCAGACGGTCGCCACGTTGGCGAAATGCAATTCGAGGGTTTCTGCGACTCTGACGGCAATCCCCTCGACTGAAAGGCCCCACCATGAACACACAACAAACCCCTGTGCCGTTCTCGGTGAAGTACTATGCCTCACGCCAAGCGGCGGTCTTGGACAACCAGGGACGAGAGGTTGCGTTCATTTCGGAATACGGAGACAAGGCGCGCACCCTTGCTAACTTGTTTGCCGCCGCCCCCGACCTCCTGGAAGCGTGCGAGGTAATGGCTCGCTACGTCAACTGCCCGACCTGCTCAGGCGCAATACTGGATTGGGTCATGCCCGCCATCGCCGCCGCGAAAGGAGAGTGAGACGTGATACGAGATGAAATTCGGGCAGAAGTTTCCGAAATGGGTATGCACCCGTACGATATCAATAACGGATTCTGCGAGGATTTCGCGGGCAATGTGATTGCCCGCATGGGCGGCTGCCGAGACGGCCTTTGCGAAACAACGGCAGAGATCGAAACTGACGGCGGACTAACCATAACTGGTCTTCCAGGCCATGTATGGATCAAGCACGATGGGATGCACTTCGACGCCGAGGAGCCCGAGGGCGTGACCGATTGGCGACAGTTACCGATTTTCGGTCGGCTGCGCCAAATACCTCGCTACCGAAACATTCTTACCGCAGCCGCGAATGGAGAGTGAACCATGAGCGAACCGACCTATCCAGCAATGCAAATTTCGAGATCAATACTTGCCAACACGAAGGCTGACGAAAAGCTTATCAGCGAGTACGCCGTGTGTGTAGACACCATCAGCGGTCTCCCTAAACTGATCGAAACTGTGCACCTCGCCCTTGAAGTCGCCTGTACAAGCTTGCCTGGAAAGAGCAGGCACCCGCTGGCGGTTGCGGCGCGTAGCGCACTCAGGCAGGCCGGGTATGATATCAACGGCAACAAGTGCGGCACGGTCCGCGCTATCCACAGAATAGGAGCCACCAATGAACCTCGCAACGTACATTGACCGTCTCGAATCCCCCAATCTCCACGTCCGCGTCGGCGTAGGCACGGTCCTGCGCTCCATCCCCCCCCACCCTTTCCCCAACCGACTCCGCATGATCGTTGAGGCGTCCGCCGTAGAGAAAAAAGTAGCACTCATCACACTCACACCTGGAGGGCTGGCGGGAACCTTAGTCAGCCCTCCTCGAACGGTCCACAACATTCACAACCTCTCTTCCGTCGAGCTTCGCAGCCTTGTCACAAAGCCGTCACACCATGAGATCGTCCCTCGCGCTCTCGTAACCAAGATGCTCGCCCAACTCACGAAATCCCCCGAGCCGTTTATCAACAAAACGTTTCTTGATGCGCTTTACTTTCATCCAACGGACAACCTCCCCCGCGTCGATCAACTCCGCGTCTGCCCTAAGTGTGGCGCGGTACTGCACGGTGGGTTCGTTCTTCGCCACGTACCCCATAAGAACCATAAAGAAGTCGGCCATAAATGCTGGTCGGACTGCCCTAACGGCGAGCATATGCACGTACGGTGCACCAAGTGCTGGGCTTGGATCGTGGCTCGACCCGTCACCTAGAAAGGAGCCCCCATGGGAGTACATCACCGGCCCCGAGGACGCATGGTAGGATACGTCACTGGGAGAAGGCTTACATCATTCACAATGAGGCTCAACATGGAAACGTACTACAAAACATTTCAAGGCGAACTCCCCGTCGTTTCAGGCGCCTACGGCTATGGTCAATACGACTTGACCACACTCCCCGCCGCCTTCCCTTCGTTGGAAGGCGAGCCAGTTTTGTGTCGAAACGGCTACCACTTCTGTAAGAGGGAGCACTTAGTACAGCACTTGTCAACACACATTGCGATTGTCGTCATCAAAGGCGGGATCGTTTGGGGGGAAGACAAGGGAGTGACATGTGATGAGATCGTTGTACGCCGCTTGCTACCTACTTGGAATCCTCAAACTCAACAGCTATTCGCCGCCGACTGCGCTGCTAAAGTGGCTCACTTAGCAAACGACGAACGAGTTACCAACGCTATTACAACAGCTCGAAAATTCGTACTGAGGGAGGCCACAACAAAGCAACTGAGTGATGCTCGGGCTGCTGCTTGGGATGCTGCTCGGGCTGCTGCTTGGGCTGCTCAGGATGCTGCTCGGGCTGCTGCTTGGGCTGCTCAAACGGAACTGCTATTCGATTGGCTTGAAGGTCGTCGCACCCTCGACACCGTGCGCCAAGAACTCGATTCATAAAGACCGATTCTGAGCCCATCGGTCGGGCGTCGTGCGGTTCGCCGCGCGGCGCTTTTTTATTTGCGTCCCCCCAAATCTCGTGCTATACTTCTCGTACACACGCGACTTACAGACGAAAGGAGCCTAAATGACCTATTAGTCCGTTTCTCTTCAAGGCACTCCTCCCCCCTGTCACGGGGCGTCGCTTTTCTGGCGGCGTCCCGCTTTTTTTTCTTGCCTTCCCTCCCAACTCATGCTACCCTTTACAATACTTGGAGGCAGTAAGATGAAACTTCGATATCAGGTTGATGAGGGTCAATGGTTGGACGAGGGGCGGAACATATGTTACCGATCATATGTCATTGATGACAATGACCCCGAAAATTCAACCTTCTGCAACATTTGGGCGAGTTCCCGCGAGTTAGCAGAGAAACGCGCCAAGCTTATAGTGGACACTCTGACGACACTCCAACCAGACCTCTTAAACTTATGAAATAGGGCTCACCATGTCTAATCGAACCGAAAGACTTTTACCAAACGGAGTGTCTCTCCGCGACTACTTCGCTGCGGCTGCACTAACGGGCTGCTTGGCGTACAGCTACGTCAACCCTCTCCATGGAAACTATCACGAGAACTGCGGCAACAAAGACTTGGCTGCCGACGTGTATGACATCGCTGACGCCATGCTCGCCGAGCGAAACAAGAAACAGGAGGATGAGCGATGAACAACGACCCGGTCCCCCTGGACGATTATCAGGACATGAAAGAGCGGGCCGAGCGTGCTGAGGCAGAGGTCAAGCGGCTGCGGGCGGCGTTAGAGACGTACGCTGACAAAGCGAACTGGCTATGCAGATGTGCTAGTGAGTGGCATGACTGCTGCGAAGAAGAGGACCACTGCTGTTTTGACGATTTCCAAGTTCCAGATGAGTTTTTGCACGGTTACGACATTGCCCGCTGCGTGCTTGGGCTGGACACAACGGAGGGTGACGAAAGGAAGACGACATGAAAGAGCGAAAACATCGGTTCGTGGTTGGGTATCCGTCAGACCAAGGCTGTGTCTATGGCAAATCTGGCTATTGGGAGTGGACAAGGCCATTCACGCTTTACCAGGCCAAGACGTGTTTGCGCACGATGGCGGACCCCGGCGCAATCATTTACGAGCTAAAGCCGAGGCTTGATCTCGGCCAGTCAGACGGAAATGGCAAGATCGTGGACGCCGACGTGGTTTAGTCGGCAGGACTAGGAGAATCGCAATGAGAACCGTAATCAAGATCATGACGTGCGCCTGCTTCCTGTCAGTTACTCAAAGCGTCATCGCTGCCAACCCAACAGCGTATACATTTCCCGGCACGATGATCATCCCGGACGATTGCGCTCAGAACTGGGTGTATGAGTTCCGCAACGGCGTCGGTTACAACGAGACCATCCAAACGTTGTCGGTTCCGCCGGGGCTCAGCGAGTGTATTTCGATCGAGCAGTACAACGATAATACGTTCAACGTGTGGGTTACGCCCGCGAACATTCCCCCCGAACTGATCGACGCGAACGGCCGGGCGATCTTGAAGATTGCCGTGGTCGGATCAGACGGAACGCTCTGCTATCCAAGCTGGATCACCCAACCAGCGAACACGCTGCCCGAGAACTTTGATCACTACGCGGAGTACGAAAATTCTTGGGGGTCAGTGATTTACGATCCGACACAGACATTCCCGTACGAGGGGATGCACTGCGATCCGATGTACCTCTTCTGCGGCGAGCATCACTCAACCTGTTTCTGGGCCTGCGAGATTCACTCGCTCGGGCACGGCTGCGACTGTATGCAGTTGTCCGGCGGGATGCCCTGCACCCCCGGCGCCCTATACTCGTGCGAGTACGAGGAGATTGGGTACGACGGCGAGTGGATTTGTGGTTGGTCTGCCTGCGGCCAGTACGAAACGATGTCGGCGTGCGAGGCGGCGTGCCTCGGCGGCTGGATCGAATGACCAAGAAGGAGAAACCAAATGCTGACAATCCTGATGACAAGCTGGGTGCCGTGGGTCATTGAGGAGTTCATCCGCATGTATTTCACACTCAGTGACTACATCATTCTCAGTGTTGAAGGGATGCCGTAATGGCGTTTTGAGCGGCGGCGGATATGGCTGCGCTGCTCAAGTCACCAGTGGGAACAACGACTTAGCCGAGTACGGATACGGAGTAACCGCCGATGGCGCTGGTACGTAGGATTGTGTTTTATGTGCGGCTGTGGAAATGGAGATTCCCTCAGCGAGCGCTGCGGGGCGTGTGGCGTGTCTACAAGGGGCGATTGTGGTGTCGACAATTTCATGGCCCAGTCCTGTGCGGGCTCGGAGGCTATGGTGGGGTTGACCATCTATTTCGTCGCCGTGGATCATATAAAAGCGTCTCGTGCCTAAAATGCGGGAACGCTTGGGACGAAACCGGCGGATACAAGCCGCACGGCGCATTCTGGTTAGAAACTCGAACTAATAATTACACGAAGTAATCGCCGCTTACGTTTTTCTTGAGGCAGACATGCCTAGGACAAATGAGGAAATCGCTCGCTTCGTAGCGTACATCGTGCTCCCATGGTTGAGCGGCGTTGGAATTGCCGGACTAATCGCTTACGCTTTAAGGAGATAACTCAATGAAACGTATTCCCCCAATCCTCTTCGTCCTTCTTATCGTCGCCTGTGCACTCGGTCAAAGCGGGGAGATTGGACCCTTGTCCGATCCCAACTTCACCCCCGTTGATCCCAGTGACGTTGACCCCCCACTAATCGACTCTGAATTTCTTTGGTTCGAGCCGTTGAACCTTCCGGCGATTCTCCTCGTCTGTATCTTCGGCTCGCTTGTCGGTACATGGGCGGGCGTCACTTGGAAACGACACTTCAACTAGATTCGGAGGCGTGAACATGGCCAGTAAGACAGACCGCATCAAAATTTCCAATGTTGTTCTTCGCGTCCACGACGAGTGTCCGGAGATTAACGTCCTTCTCGCCGGAACCTGCTTAGAGATCGCCTTTGACAATGGGTATATTGACATAAATAGAATGCACAACGCCCCCGCACACCAACTGAAGCATGACATTGTCGGGCTTGAGCGACACCTAGACACCGAAACTGGGGAGCTTCTCAATTGCTTCTGGCCTCGGTTTGCCCCGAGAGGAGAGTGACGCATGATACATGACTTAGGCGCAATTAAGATTACAGACACAGACGCCGGCAACATCCCGGTAGACATTTGGATCGCCAGACGTAACGGGGATAGCGGCTACTGGGAGGGAATCTTAGACATCGCGAAGAATACCCAATTCGTGTTGGCGGCCGACAACTACATGCCCAGAAAAGGCCGCCTATCAGGAGAGCAATCGTACCTAGTCTACGCTGACACGCGCGACGAGCTAGTCGACCTGATCAGAGCGCACATAATGCCGCTCTACCAAGCCGCATTGGCCACGCTGAAATCCGTGTGTGACGGTGACATGAATGACCTATACTACTGGGACGCGCCGAGGGCCAATCATGACTAACCTACCCGACCCGAGCCCCGAGTCGAAGAAGGCGACCAAACAGGTATTCGACTGGCTAGAAGACCACTTTCGCTCGACGGACATCATGCTCAACGCGCCGAACGCCAAGCAGGAAATCCTCGACATCATTGACGCCGAGTTCGCCGACCTCCGCGCCCGCCTCGCGATGCGTGAGGAGCAGTTGGAGGCGCTGACGCTGAATGGATGGGAGATTGAGGAACATGGCGTTGGACCGAACGGGCTGCACAATTGGGCATGGCGATGCCCGCCAGATATCGCTGTGTACTGCGGGTCTGTGATGCTCGGCCAACTCCCGCCTTGGCCCGACGAAGCCCACAAGGCGCTGGCTGAGCAGAGGAGCAAGCAATGATCCGCATCCGACGACTCGGAGAAGGCAAGCGGTACTCCGATGAGATGATCGACGCGCTGCGTAAGATGCTCGCCGCCTACGAAGCCGCGATTGCGAATCCGCGGAGAGAGCGGCCACGATGGAAGAACTACTGCTGTTTCAGGTCGTGCAGTCTTTGTCGAGCAGCGGTTGGCGCAGTTTCAGGTTATCCAGAATGCAGTGTTTGTATCCTTGGTCCTCACGATGAAGGGTGCGCTCACTTAACGATGGTGGAACTTTTGTCGGCCATAGGCCACAACCGCGGCTTCAAGAAAGCCCTCATCGCGCGGCGTGACTGGATCATCGAACGGTGCAAAGAGAACGGGGTGCGTGTGACGATTACGGAGGAGCCGAGCGATGAATGACCTGAAACAGATTCACTATTCTGGTGACGAAGACGGAGACTTTGTTATATGGGAAGGGGATGAGTTCGTTGGCAGCATTGGTAGCGAGCGGCTTGTTGAGATGGGGCCAGACACGATTGCGTTTGACGTTGACTGCGATCATGCGAAAGAAATCGTTGCCTGCGTCAACTCGTTCAGACGGAACTGCGCCGACCCAGTAAAAGCGGCCGAGGACGATCTGCTTGGACAACTGATTGAGTTCGCGAGAGAGCAAGCAGCCATGTGTCCATGCCTGGGCGCTGGCGATGGTTCCGGCGAGCACTCCTGCCCGACGTGCGGACCAGCCCGCGCGATCCTCGCCAAGACGAAGGAGCCGACGACATGACCGAGTTGGAACTGCCGCGAGACACAGAGACGATCGACAAGCTGTTTCTTGAACTGTCCCAGTTCACACAGGCGCGCACACGTCGAGAAATCAAGTCAATGGCGGCACTTGAAGTGGTGCGCCGCGCGATACTTGCCGTGCAACCAGACGCAGAAACGTATTACAGCGAAGACAACTGGAATCCCGACGCGCATGTTGAGCTTACATTCACCGTTGGCGACATTCGCGCCGTGTTTCATGCGCTTCGGGAGCCGACACCATGAGCGAGTGGCATGACGCAAAGCTGGAACGCCCGGAATGTGACGGAATGTATCTCGTCATTTACGAAACGTTGTCCACCGCTCCTCACATAAAGAAGGGGTGGGCCTGGATGGGTAAGCCTGAATTGGGTTATTACGCTCACGAACGTAAACCGCAGTGGTCTCCTCGTGGAACTCTTACAGTGGCGTACTGGATGCCACTGCCCAAATTCACCGGTCGGTGGGTTCCTGGGCCAGACGGCGTATCTGGAGCATGGGATTTTTCTGCTGATGAACAGGAGCCGACGAAATGAGCGAGTGGAAACTGCCGATATCTCGCTTTCAAAAACCGTATGTTGATCGCTCAACGAACGAGGAGTGGTGGGAAGTGTTTGACGCAGATGGAAATCTCGTTATGCGACTGCCATGTATGGTTGATCTAGCCCATGACCCATCGGGGTGTAAGGTAGACGACATCATCCGCGCCGTCAACAGCCGCACGGAGCTTACAGCCGCTGGAGAAGAGCTAGCCTACCGTGTGGACATTCTAAGCCAAATACTGCACGACATCTCGAAGAACCCCACACACCGCGCACACTCGTGCGCCGCTCAGTCCGCTGTAATCGAATTCAACAAGATCGTACACCCAAAACAAGGAGAACCCCAGTGACCCCCGCAGAGTTTTTCAACAATCAACAACCCGGTTACATCCCCACATCCATCGGACAAGGAACTCTACTCCGCGACCCTTCCGACAACTCGGTGGCGATGATTTGTCAAGTAGACTCGTTCAAATTGTGTCTCATCCATCTCCACTCCTATGGAGAAGTGAACGGAAACAGGTCCAGAGACCCCGTCAGAGTGAGAGACGTGCAGAGAATCACGGCTGAGGAATTCGACGAGATCGCGTGTTACAGTCGTCACTGGGAAATTGTCACCCCTTCCACCGTCTTCAAAGGGCTGTAACATGACCCAAATCCGCTTCACAATCAGTCACGCTGATCTAGACCGCATGGAGGAGGTGGCCTCCGCATGTGCCCTACCCCTATCCAAAACCATCTCCCTAGCCCTCGTCGTTCTCGAAGCCTTACAAGACGCGGCCCGCGTGGGCTGCACTTCGATAGAAGCTCGCAACCCAGTGACGAATAAGACTCTCACTCTCACCTTCGATCCTCCCGTATTAAAGGAGAAACAAATATGAAGGTCTGGAAACTGCTTTTCGATGGGGTGGTTACGATGCTTGTATGGGCCCTATGTGTAGGAGGGACGATCGCCTTCGTCCTTTGGGTAATCATCAAAGTTTTCCGCGCAACAGGGGTTCTTCCGCCAGCCTAGTTCCTCTTGACAAGGGCTTCATTCCATGCTACACTACCTCTGGAGCGTTTACATGACTCGCTTTCCCCCTCTCGAAAGGGCTTCTGGTTCTCCACGACCGAAGCCCTTTCACAATATAAGGAGCCAGCAATGACGATAGCCCCGCAGCACATCGAACCGGGAACGACGGTCATCCCCTGGGGTATTGCCAACCACCTGCCTGACTGCGACTGTCTAGGGTGCCAAGCGGTCGGCGGGTGGTACAACCGCATCGTCGAGTGCTTACGATTCTGGCGCATATCGGTTGACGAAGCCATCATCACCTCGCACCCGGACCCCAACGTTTGCGTTCCCGTGATGCAGAGCATGGTGACGGAACTGGCGCCGCTTCGGATTATCCCCGGCGTCGATCCGAATCCAACTTTGAGACGGCGTCTTGACAATGTAGACGGGTGGCGGGTGGTCGCGGAGGACGTCGGCCGCCTGACGGAGATCGCCGACTCTGATCGCTTCGTTATTAACGCCGAGAAGTCGATCCTCTCTATGCGGAAGGGTGAATACATCCCTGACTGGGATAAGGTTCTCGAAGGACTGAAGCTGCTCCCGACAGACGTGGCGTATATCTGGTACCCCAGTATCTCGTGCCGGGTTGAAGGACCACCAGACGACAGATACAGCAAAGACGACCTAGTGCTACAGACGAAGTTCTTGCGGCTTGTTGTCGAAACGCTACCAGATGTAACACTCACCACGTTTGAGCATATGACTCCCGAGTCAGCCACGTACGCACCCGAGATCGCACGGCAGGAATACGTTAAGAAGCACTTCAAGGTGCCGACGATTCCGCGTGTGTGGTTCTACGAATACTCCTACTGGCATCCCAGCCAGTTCGCGGAATCGGTCGCCACGTGCCAGAGCCCGGCAATGACAGCATACATCGGGGCCGGGGAGTCGGTGTCCCTGAAGTTGTCGAGGACGGCTCCTCTCGTATTACGTCGAAACCTCCAGCGCAGACTAGCCGACGCAAGCGACAAAGCGCACCGTGCAACACAACGCGCTGAGACGGCTGAGGGCAAGTTGAGTCAAATTCGCGAGCTAGTTGGAGAGTCTAAATGAGCACTTATCCCCCTGCCAATTTTGAAAATCGCACCAACAAATAGGAGACAATCAATGAGCACCAACGAGAAACGCTTCGTGGTCGGCTATCCGGGAACAGTCTACGGTCGGAAGGGGGAACCCTCCTATGGGTGCGTTCGCCCCCTCTCGAAAAAAGATGCAATTGAAGCTTTTTCAAGGCTGGTGGCGAAGGACTCCCGCCAGATTTACGAGCTACTCCCCCGCCCCGACCTCATTCCCGAGGGCTTACCCAAGCATGAGGAGGTAGTCACCGTCAAGAAGTGGCTCGCTACCCCTCCGGGTGAGCGAACCCCCAAAGTCATCTGCGTTGGGCAAAAGGTAGAGCTTTGTCTCGGCACCCAAGCCCTAATCTTTCGACCAAGCCTCGACAAGCTCAACCTCGTTTGTACCACGTCTTCGTTAGGCGGAAGTGTGGGCTATACCTACAGTTCAATTGGGGAAAGTTGGTACCACACACTTATAGACTCTGAGGTGTCTCGCCTGTTCGCTCAATTCCCCAACGACGTGATCCTCCTAAAACCTGACGGAACCCCCTACACCCGTAAGCAAACGCCCCCGACCGACACGACTTCAAACGAAACAAAAATGCGAATCAGAGAAGAATGCCGAAAGGAAATTCGTCAGGCATTAAGCTCAAGAAAGATCGCAAGCGCCTTACCTTCCTGCTTAGGCGCCCTCCGACTCGCCAGATCAGTCGGCGCAGTAAGTGAGATGGAATACTCCCAGGCTTACAGAGCTCTACTTTGGAAGACACTTCCCTGCAAAGAAGTGTGGTGGGAGGCTCCCAATGTCGGCGAGCAATAGAACCAACTGGACTGCGTTCCTCGTCGCGGTCGTCGCTCTATTAGTCTTAGCTCTTGCCTTCTTCGGTGGGATCATCGGTGGCTGCAAACTCATCGCCTACTACACTAGAGAGGTATTCACCTGATGCAAGACGACTGGACCCAGGACGAACTTGTTAGCTACTACTACGGAGATCATAGTAGAGTTGCTAAGCTCCTTAATGAGGTAAGTAGTTTGCGAACTCAAATTTATGAGAAGTCGATGTCTCATACTAAGGCAAAGTGGGCGTGTCAGAAGGCGTATAAACTCTGTGAAGACCTTCTTCATACTGGGGACAACGTCAAAGACTTCAACCCCACAGCCACTATTCCAAAGCTTCGTTTGGTGGAAGTACGAAATGCTTGCCACGACGCGCTCGGCTTACCTCTACCTATAGGAACAATCGAACTTTAGGAGTGCCCATTCATGGCCGTCGTCCTCTACCAACTCTTGGACAAGACCCTCTATGACGGGGGTACTCCCCCCACTCCTTATCACGCGGTGACTTCCGAACTTCGACCGTGCCTTCTCTGCGGAGTCCTCGTGAACTCAGGCTTCCAATCCGACAGCGGTGACTTCTGCTGCACCCGCTGCACTCTCGTCTACGATACGGGCGTGAAGAAGTGGTGCAATACCCACTCGTTCTGGATTCGCAGAGTCCTAGGCCACACCCCAATAAAGGAGAAATAACATGGCTCGTCTTCTTCTCACCCTCGACTACTACAAGTATCTCTTCCCTCCCGATTGTGACGCCGCCGCCGTGATTAAAGCCTTTTCCGGCGTAACAAAAGTCTCCACCCACAAGGAGAGTTACAACGATCCAGACTCCTACAAAATCGACCGGAGTAAGTTAGACATCTCCCTCAACTTCATCCAAGACGATCAACTCGTCACAGACGAAGAGGCGGATGTCATCGATGTAAAAGCTGCAAAGAAAGAAGCAGCCGACGCTGGTGCACGCGCTTCTAAATACTACACCGAACTCCAGGAGGTCAAAGCCGAACTCAAGGCGATGAAGTCCTTGTGTCCCGAGACTCACCAAAAAGAAGAATCCCCCAGTGACGTTCCCTCGTCGTCAGATGGAGGCTAACATACACCCCGCGTTTCCATTTGTGTTCGTCTTCCTTGGAACTAGCATAGCGTGGACGCGTATTGGAATAGGCACCGAGTTATCTACCCTCAATCGGAAGATCGCCGATCTCACCTACGAAATCTCCAGGTTTAGAAAGGATTAACCCGTGAGCACCAATCCTCCCGACCCGATCGAAGAGTCGATCCTAAAGATGTACGAGTCCGAGCTAAAGGACTTCTTTTCCTCCTTCCAAACCGTCCAGCAACTTGCCCACGCCAACGCCGTTCGCAAAGGCTTCTGGGGTACCCCTGGGAACACCGAACGCAACTTCGGTGAGGCCATCGCCCTCGTCCACTCGGAGTTGTCAGAAGCCCTCGAATCGTGGCGAGCGGCCTCCGACGCTCCCGATGAGCACGTTCCCACTCACGAGTCAGTCGCGGTTGAACTCGCGGACGCCATCATCCGCATCATGGACATCGCCGAGGGCTTTGGTTACAACGTCGCGGAGGCCCTCGTCGCCAAGATCGCATTCAACGCCGGTCGCCCCCACAAACACGGAAAGGCAATCTAAAAGGAGACCCCCATGACCAAGTTCAAAAAGTTTAACAAGCAAGACCCCCCTGACAACACGGTCTACTTCGACCTTCGCGAAACCACCTTTGGGGATATTGAGCTTATCGCCGTAGACCATAATGGCGAGCGAGTCTGCAACGGAACGGTACTCGCTGTTAATTCCGAGGGTGTGAGTGTAGCGTCCGATTTAAATAGCAATGTTCCCATTAAAAGAGGAGAGCACAACCGCGCTCTTGTCCTTGGTCACGTAAGGACCGCAACCGCTCGAAAGAAGTACGAGAAGGAACTCGACACCCTCCGCGACCTCCTCTCCCGCGCTGAAGAGGCCCTCGAGGGATACGCCGACCACTGTAATTGGCTGTACAATGGCTACGGCCACGGTAGAGTGTGGGGTGAAGTGGGGGACGGCTGGACAAACGCCGAGCGGGTCCTCTCCGTCATCGACAACCTGAAGAAGAAAGCAGGCATCAAATGAAGATTGAGTTCTCGCCAGAAGAGGAAGCAAAGTGGAGAGCTTGCTACCTCTCGTGGCAAGTTGACGCTCTTAAACGATCCGTTGCCGAGTTGACGAGCACTTGTAATCTCCTTAGCAAGACCCTGTTACGGCTGACGACCGTTGACCTTCGCATCTAACGCGGCCCCGTCCACCTCACAACGAAAGGAGCCCACCAGTGAAC